AAACGAATGTGCATCCTTGGCGACGTTTGCGGCTGCGTCACCACCTTTGCAACGAAAGACAATTTAGTGGCAGAGTTTTATGAACCTGAAGATACCGCAAGCAACGAGTAAAGGCTACATCGAAGTGAAACCCTACGGCGCATTCGATTGGTCGTACCCCGACAGCCTCACACGGCGCGGAAGGGTACAGGGCGACCACGGAGACATCGCACCCACCATCATGTGCCAAAACGAAATATATGTGTATGAAGGAATCGAAGAATGACCTATCAGTAATTCAATACCCTCACGGTTTTAACTATGGCTTTGAGTACACCGACGGCATTTGTCCGGACTCGGACGCAGCCGGAGCAATAAAGGCAAAGGAGAGTGGACAGGCATACATCTGAACGATTACACGATGTGCATCCACACTCTCGTTGGTGCCGGATTCCCAACAATGCAAGTATTAGTTGTTGAAGTCGAAGATGAGCAAGAATAATGGCGTGATATTAGTCGTTAATCCCGATGGCTCGATATTAGGGCGCAGACCATTCAACGGAGGCACAATAGCATTGCAACGATTACAATTCAGCTGCAATCTCGGCATTGCGTTTTGTATTAGTGCAGAGCGAGTGCCACAAGTAATTATTTACGAAGAAGATGAACAACAGAGTGATAAATCCATTAAAGGGAATAACCGATAGGTCGTGGTTCTTTGAGCAACAAGTGTATGACCCAGAAGGCATAGCACGAGCCATCAAATCTACCGACGGAAGCGGAAATGTTCCCAAAATAATTATAAGTATGAATGAATATAAAATAGAACATATAGAAAAGCCTACAGGCATCACGAACAGCCCATACAATATGATACCTCATTTGCCTGACAGCGAATTGTTTTTTGACAGCAGGCACTGGACGTATGGATTAGCCGACGGCATCCTGCCGTTCTCTCTTACTACTCGAATATCGGCAAATAATCAGCAATTTTTAAAAGTTATAAAAAAAGAAACGTGTATGAAGGAATCGAAGAATGAAGTGATGCAAGTTGGAAACATCATGCAAGAAAAGAACTTCGCAAATCCTCAATGCGGTCGTATATATTCAACTAAAGGACTATCGCCAACAATCAACACCTGTGGCGGTGGTCAGCGTGAACCCAAAATAATAAATGATATGGCAGACCAGAATACAATCGAACTGCCCTCGGAGTTGAAGGGCAAGAAATTTAGAATCCGCAAACTGACACCCCGCGAGTGCTTCCGTCTCATGGGAGTGGACGACAAGGACATCGACAAAATACAAGCCGCAAAAGTCAGTAACTCGGCGCAGTATAAACTCGCAGGCAATAGCATCGTCGTTGATGTGCTCTTCCACATCTTCCGCCGAATGTTCATCGAAACCGAAGAACCCGACTTCGACGGAACACCCACACAACTCACGCTCTTCTGACATCATCCCTCAGAAACCAAAGTGATATAATAAATTAACAATAACACTAAAAATGACAATGAGTAAGAACTACACATTAAAACCCCAGCCACAAAAGGTGCGGATAGCGGTTAACGGCTCTCCGTCCACCAGGGCGGAAATGGAAGAGTCGTACAGGCGATACTCAGAACTATGGAACGCACAGGGAGGGTGTATGCTGTATATGGCTATGCAGCAGTGGAAGGATGCGTATGAGTTACTACAAGAGCACCCGATGTATAAACAGCGGGTGAAGCAACTGGCAAAGCGCATAGACGCTGCGTGGAACAAGATGTGGGACATCATGCGTCAGTGCTTTGAAAGCAAGTGGAACGTATATTGTGACTCGCTCAATCAGATGTACATAAATCTGGAGCAGGATATACTGTTCCTGTTTTTGGCCATGAAGCGGGTGTTAGACCACAACAAGATACCTGACAGCAACTTTGTGGCACGTCAGCAGATGGCACTTCACTGCGCAAAACACGCGTGGATAGTGTATGAGAGGTTCTGGTCTATACGCGACGCGAAGATACTCGGATATTATGCCGACACGTTCAAAACGTTCTTTTCGTATCAAGACCCGCACCAAATTTACCAACTCACGCAAGACCTCTGCCACCTCACCTGCGCCACCGACAAGGACATCAACTTCGGCAGCGACCTCAACTGCGTCAATGCCCTCTCCTGCCTCATCCGTCACGCCCTCAACGAGGAAATGCTGGAGCAGTCTATCATCGAGGGGGTAAAACTCAACGGCGACCAGTATCAGGATGTGCTGGATAAATATTATAACCTAAAAGAGCAGGAAGAACGGCGTATGAGCGAGGAAAAGGAGCGCGAGCGTATAACCGCCCAAGAGAACGAAAAAGACGCAATACGCGCCAAATTAAGCGGAAAATTTAAAGTCAAGAAAGCAAAATGAATAACCCAAAACCAAAGCAACAATACGCAGAGGTGTGCAACAAGTATTACCGTACATTCTGCGACATGATGGAGATGCACCCAGAGCCTAATCCGTGGGTGGCAGACGAGCCAGGAACAATAGCGTGCGCAGCTGACTACTATTTCGACTTCCACGATGTGATAAAATACTGCGTGGATGAGAACATAAGCGACTGGAATGAACTACTCCAGTGGTACGACTACACCCTGTGGGCTTATGACTTAGGCTTAGTTGCTCCTAATTTCCGCTCATGGCACCGTGGCTGTCCACGAGTGTCAGCAGAAAAGCAGCGGGAATTGAATGAGATGAAACAGAAACTAAACGAAGAGATTAAGGCTATAAAGGAGAAATACTAATGGAAAAGATTATCAGAATGGAGTCGGAGGAGCACTGGGGCAGACCTGTCTACTTCTGCACCGATGACGGACATGGTACTATCAAGTGTATCTACGACAAAAAGTGGCCCAACACGTGCGAACTCTCCGACCTTATGGTGCATCCCACCAAAAGAAACCAAGGCTATGCTACGGCTCTCATGCAGGCTGCGGAAAAGGATGCAAGGAGCGAGGGGTGTATGTATCTCCGATTATGGGTTAGCGACACCGCCACATGGAAGATACAGTGGTACGAGCGTTTAGGTTTTCGCGAACTGATACCCAACCACAAGTCAAGGTACCCGATAATATGGATGGAAAAGGAACTGAAATACTAAATCAAAAACGACATGAAAATAAAATTCAAGAAACTTCACCCTCATGCGCATATCCCAACTAAGGCGCATCCCTCTGACGCAGGCTTCGACCTCTACGCAGCGGAAGTGGAAATCAATGAACATGACCAAATCATCTGTCACACAGGTATCGCAGTGGAGATACCCGACGGTTATGTGGGACTTGTGTTCCCTCGCTCGTCTATATGCAACACGTCTATGACGATGCTCAACTGCGTGGGAGTGATAGACAGTGGTTATCGTGGTGAGATAACAGCCCGCTTCCGCAGATATGAAGAGGTGCGCTTGCTGCGCAATAAAATAGCCACTATTGAAAATAACAAGTCGCTCTATCATCAAGGCGACCGTGTGGCACAACTCATCATCCTGCCTTACCCCGAGGTGGAGTTTGAGGAAACGGAAGTGTTAAGTGACACAGACCGAGGTATCGGCGGCTATGGCTCCAGCGGACGTTAAATACCATACTCTTCATCCGCTTGTTCTGCTTCGATAGAGAAGTTCCACAGGCGGATGATTACTTCTTCTTTCTCTTCCTCACTCCATGTCTCTGACGGGTCGAGCCACTGTATGTCGGCAATGGCATTTCTGAAACCCTCATAGTCGGAGAACTCAAAGCCCTCCATGTCCCTCACAAGGATGAAGCACCTCGGAAAACCTAAGTACAGCAGACCGAACATATCGGGATGATCGATGTAGTTGTCGCAGTAGTAGCAGCCAGGATATTTCTGTTCTTTCATAGTTATAGTAGTCTTTTCGTTGGCGAAGATAGTGCAAAGCAAGGGAAATACCAAATGTATTTGAGTTTTTCCTATACTATAGCCAAAAAACTCCCCCTCCCACCTTCACAGGCGAGAGAAGGGAAAGACTAATACCTAAAATACTATGAAAATGAAAAAACTACTACTATTGTTGTTAACTATCAAACTTTCTTTTTTATAAACCACCACACGGCAGCGGCAAAGACCAGTAGTATCAGCAGCCGCCATGCTATGTGAAGTACGAAAGGTGTAGATTTCGACACCTTTTCCTTTTCTGCCACCTGCACCTTATACACCGTGTCGGTCTTGACCTTTAGCACCGTGTCGCGCTTTATGCTCTCATGCCATCGGTCGCGCCACACCTCCACTCTCATCGTGTCACCGCTCTCTTTCAGCACCACCTTCACGCTGTCTTTCATCCGCACCGTGTCTGCCACATGACGGGTGATATAGGTCGTGTCGGTCTGCGTCACTCTCAGCGTGTCATGCCTGTAAACGTATTCGGTCACACGCTTTGTCGCGCATCCTGAGAGCAGCAGCAGGGCCAGCAGCATACTCGCCGCCAGCACTGCCGCCCATCTGCTTGTCCTTCTTTCCTTCATTGTCCTTTCACTCCTTCCGTTTATAATACGAGCAGGTCTTAGGCTCTCCAGTTGGCGCGGGCTTTGTGCTCTCCACCCTGCAAAAGCCATACTCCCTGCTATAATAGATACACTGCTTACAGTTTGTCATGGCTCCAGGGTTTTAAGTTCACTGCACGCATCCTTGCAATACTCTCTCCATGACTGATACGCCGCCATGTCTGCGGCATATTTATCAGGGTCACTCTGGTAGTTGTAGAGCAGTGCCATCTGTGCATCTAAGGTGTATTTCACACCTATGCACAGACTCACCATCTTGTCGTAGGTTGCATCCTCGCACATTATTGTTGCTTCTTTGCAACGTATAGTGTCATCTTCTGTCTCTTCGGTGTCAAACCTAAAGAAATACACTGGCTGTGTGCCATATTGCACCAACGCCTTAAACCCTTCCTTGGGCACTTCATTCGTGATTGTCATAGTCTATTTATATTTATTTGGTTATTACTCTTCCATTCTGCCACCAGACAGCCTTCTTTCGTGTATTGCACGAATGTCTTGCCTGTGGCCGTAATCTCAATTTTTTCATGCTTACGCAGTAGATGCTTTTCCTTATGCCTTCGGGTATCTCTTTCCATATCCGCCATCTTATGCCGTATGTCAACCTATGTATCATAAAGCCAAAGTATGAATTAAGCCGCTGCACATGCTTCTCTATGTCTGCCACGTCACTCATCCTTGCTATGTGCATGGCATTGTTCACTGTCCTGTTGCCTGTGTATGTGCCCCACGGCTTTATTACAGAGCCGACAAATTTCACTCCTTTTCTTACTTCTACAAGGGATGCTTTATGTGGATGTAAAGTCAGGTGTTCGTTGTTCTTTAACCGTTCTCTGATTACTGGCAATAAGTGCATTTTCACCCGTCTGCCCGCAATATAGAAATCATCCACATATCTGCCGTATCTTGCACCTTCGCCTATATATGCTAATATCCATCGGTCGAAGTCGGTGAGATAATAATTGCCGAAAATCTGACTTGTCAGGTTGCCGATGGGCAGCCCTTTGCCGTTGCTTCTAAACAGTGTTTTGTTGTCGGGCAGCATATCTAACAGCCGAGGGTCGCCGTGGATGATGCAGTTATGCTCTGGACGATGGTAAATTATCTTTCTTGTTAGCCATAGCCACCATTTCAAATTTCCGTACTTCCACTCCCTTTTCATGAGTGTGCTGACCTTGCGCCAAAGTATATCTTTGTCTATTGACATAAAGAAACCCTGTATATCACACTGTATCACGTATGCTTTATACTGATAGCCGTTGCTGACTTCCTTAATATGCCTTTGTAGTGTTTTCACACCATAATCTGTACCCTTGCCTTTTCTACAGTTAAACGACTCGCCTATCATCTCTTCCTCTATTATAGGCTCCAGTCTGAGCATGAGCAGATGGTGTACCACTCTGTCGCGGAAATCAGCAGCAAAGACTTCGCGTAGTTTTGGACGGGTAACGGCAAAGACTATTGACGTACTTATCGAGTATGTCATGTCGTTTAGTTCTATCCACAACTTGCGTAGTTCTCTTTCAAGGTGCATCTCAAAAGCAAGGGCAGAGGCTTTACTGCGCTTGTTCTTACGACAATCGTAGTATGCCTCGTATATATCTTCGAGGGTGACGTACTCTGCTGTTCCTGTAATATTCGAGGACGGGCAGCACATTGTAGTTGTTGTTCTTGTTGTTGTTGTTAAAACTGCCATTGTTCAAATACACTGCGTTCGTTGCATTGTTCTGAGTGGAAGACCACCAGACTATCTTGCCATAGTTGTCTTGTTCTTAACCAATCCCTTTCGGGTGATGGTATATGGCCCTTATTACAAATTTCAGTTGCACGGGCATGCAGCGGTTTCGCCGCCGCATGCTTCTGGCATGACGGTTTTCTTCTTGACGGACTTTAGCCACTTGTGCGTCTGTCCGTCTATCTTTTCGTAGAACCTGTCTAAGTAGTCACCTTGCCGGATAGATATAACTCCCGCTTCACGGAATACCCTTGTTAAACTTATTGTCTTCCTCAGATTGCTTATTACCTTGCGGATATTCGCTTCCCTGCCCTCCTGCATGTCGTATGCGTCGGCACTGGCAGAGAGCATCGTCAGTATGTAGTCTATCACCACAGGATAGAGTGTAAACCTCCATACCTTTGGCATGTTCTCGCTCCACCCCTTCTTTGTGAAAAACTCCAGTACCTGAGTGATGTCGCGGTATATCTGAGGATTGTTCATTATTCTGTTGTTAGTATATTATTTATAGGCAGCGGTGGCGGAGCACCGCCGCCAAAGTTCTAAGATTTAATAAGCGAGGACGGGCAGCACATTGCAGTAGTAGGTCTTGGTGCCGCTGCTAAAACTGCCATTGCTCAAATACACTGCGTCCGTTGCATTGCGCTGAGTGGAAGACCACCATTGCGAAGTAGGTGCTAAATAGTTTATCACACTCAGGCCAAACACACTTTGCGTAAAGGCATTTACCTCGTCTCTATTCAGCCTCCATGCGTAGAGTTGTCCGTAGGCGGGTGAGAAGCATACTCTCACTACTCCGTCAGGCATGATATATCCTGTCATTTCCACAGTCTCGCCCTCTACCCACGCGCCTGCTGGATGGGCAGTAATGAACCGCTGCAACTTGTCGTGATATATAACATAGTCACCCACGGCATAGTCCTTTGTAGTATCAAAGCCTGGAGCACCGCCCACTCTGCCCTCACAGTGCTCTATCATGCGCGAGGTATAGGTGTTGCCAAGGTCTGCCTGCTGCGCTATCCACTGCTTGATTTTTGCACAGTTGTCCTCACCATCCAAGTCTGCCACTGCCGATGCCTGAGACGAGAAAAACTGCAAGGTGGTTACATTTACATTTGCAGACAACCACCGACTTGTGGTAATACTGCCGAAGAGAATGTCTACAGGTATGACAAATGAGCAGCCCTCTGCCATAAGGTCTGAGGTCTGTACTATCAAGCCGAATATCCTGCCCTCTATGTAGTCATCGTTAGATACATCGTTTATCTCCTTTTCCGCATTGTTGGTCATCAGCCACCTGATACCTGCTATCGCTGCCTGATACCTCACATTGACTGGTCTTGTGCCGTGATGCTCTGCTGTGTAGGTGCGTGACTGCGGTGTCCTGTAGCCCAGCACATCTTCAAAACTGATGGTGTAGACTGTTCCGAGTCTTATATCCACTTCTGCCACATCATTGTTTACTGGCAAAGTGTAGTTCTCGCCTCCGTAGGTCACTCTCACCCATGTTGCCTTGCCTAAGTTCTCGTCACTGTACGAGAGGTTTATCTGCACATGCTCCACGGTGAGCGAGGTGTCCTCTATATAGGTCACTTCGATGTATCTCACAGGGATGGATGCACGCTTGGTTATTGGATTTACGGGGTAGTAGTCAGGCACGTCATTGCAACTGACTGTGTACTCCAGTCCCTTCTGCACACTTGTGGAGCACCTGCCTGCTGAGTCTGTGGTGAGGTTGCGCGCACTCTGCTCACCTTCCACCTGTACTGCCACAAATACATTCGGCAGTGGTACATTATTCTCAGTCTTCAGGTCTATGATAACTTCCTCATAGTCACTCTTCACCATGTCATTTACCTCCGTCACAAGGTCTGTCTGCTGCACCTCATTGGCGTTCCATGCCCCTGGTGAGTGACTGACGAGGAATTTATACAACCCATCCTGATACATCACAAAGTCACCTGCTGCGTAGGTGGCAGAGGTGCTGAACTGAGGTATAGTGTCTGCGCCTAATACTGCATCGGTGTTGGCTATCACCTGCTGCGCCTCAGAAGAGAGGTCTGATACTGGTATGCCGCCCGCTGGCTTTTGGTATGCCGTTAAACCTGCTATAGCACCTCTTCTTATATTGTTGAGGTCGAGAATTATATCTTGCTTGTGTGAAAGCAAACGTGTCAGTGCTTCGGTCGTAGTATAGTCAGCCAGTGCCGCAGTGAGTGCTGTACTGATAGCACTGTCAGTCTCGGCACTGGTGTAATAGCCGCTGAGATCTATTGCAGTACTGCCTATTTGCTCCCAATAATATACATCCCTCTGGCTGTCAGACTGGATAGTGATATACTCATCTTTTATATTCTCCGCCTGCGGGTCAGCGGAGGGCACAAGGTATATACAGTGCATGGTTTCGGCTGACGCTTCGGGCAAAGTGGGTACCACCTCATACCTGAACTGCTTAATAGCAGATACTATCTGCTGCACCTCATCCTTGGTATAGATGTCTCTTTTGAGGTAGTAGTTAACAAGGTCGTCAACGGTCTTTGTGATAAAGCCAGAGTCGTTGAGAAGGTCACTCGTACTGTCTGGAATAGGCGTGCTGTCGGGCAGTGCTTTCACATCTTCGGCAATGAGTGTAACTGCTCCAGTCTTGCCGTTGACCGATGTCACGCTTTCGTCAGCCCATTCGGTATCGTAGTCCTCGTTGCTCTTCTTCCGCAATACCTGTCCTGTCGCACCTCCTTCGGGCACTCCTTCGCCTGGGTCGCCCTTGTCGCCTTTAGCAAAGAAAAACACGCTGCCCTCGATTATCGCGCCCTCGGCATAGTCGGGGAAATCATCAAACTCATCCATCACTGGCTCGTTGCTGTCATATACAGTCACCACCATGAGCCACTTGCTCCTGCGCTTTGTATCGTCAGGCTCCTTGACGGTTATCACCACGGCATACTCGCCCACTGCCAGCGTGCCGTTGTCGGTGAAGATGATGTTGTTTTCCGTCACCGTCGGCACAAACTCATACTTCCTATACTGACCCTGCAAGGTCACGCCTATCTCTGTTCCTGTGGGCGGGTAGTAGTTCTCAGTGGTCTTTCCCGCTTGGGTAAAAACCACCTTCTGCATCGGGATGATAAGCGTCACCTTATTACCCGCCACCAATCTCAGCCTTTTAATTTCTGCCATATTCTTAGTTTTTAGTTATTCAAATCAAATCCTCAGTGCCTCAGTACCTCCGTGGTAAGAAATCATATCCTCCCCCAGAACTCCCGCCACTTCTGCGAGTTATTCTTAGCTCCAGTGGGCTTGCCATCGATAGACGAATACATTGCGCCATCGTTCCAGCCCTCCACTCCAGGGCACAACTTACCCGACACATCGTAGTGACGCACGACATTTGTCTTGGGTACGCCATACTTCTTCATAAGATAGCGAATGAGCTTCAAAGCGTTTTCGAGCGATGCCTCCGTAAAGTACCAGCCTGTGTGGTTTGCGTAAGATGCAGATGCACCACTCTTCAGATTGGAACAAATCTCTATTGAAACCGTGTTCCTGTTTGTTGCGACACCGTAGAGTTTCCCACCGCCAGAATACACGTTTATTTTGTCATCGACACCCCAGCAATAGTAGTTCTCCACATCGGGAGTTATCTGAACAATCTCGGCATCATCCACCACAAAGTCGGCACTGGCCCTGCGAGAGAGGAACACGTTCCTTACACCTCGTGCCGCTCCAGCTCTTGACGTGCTGCCAGCGGTATAGTGTATGGCAATGTACTTTATCGGCCGGTTTGCCGAATACGATATGTGGGTGTGGATATGGGCACCAGTGATGTTGATGGATGGCACGCCGATGAGTGCCCATGTCTTTGGACCACAGATACCATCACCGGACAGGCCATGCTTAATCTGCCATGCTTTTAACGCCTCTTCGGTCTTCACGCCGAAGATGCCGTCTTCGGCATACAGGTGCAAGGCTCGCTGCAGATACTTCACTTCCTCACCTCTGTCACCCTTCCTTAGTGTTCTCATGTGCTTCTCCTTTCTTTATAGTCTCGGTTATCAACTCGGCGGCCTTGTCCTTGCCTATGGCGCCTATGATTATCTTCAGTGCATGGTCCAGGCGGTTTTTGTCCTTTTCGTCGGCTTTCTCCTTCACGCTCCATGCCTCCACGCCGCAAATCGCTACAGTGAACAGCAGGCCGACGATGGGCACGCAGTACACTGTCTCGGTAGCGAAGAACCACCACGCGAAGTGCACGGCCACGTCGATGCACCATGCCACAATCAGTAGTCCTTCTCGTTGCAGAACTTTCGTGAAGGTGCGTGAGAAACCGTAACTCGTCCGCGCCTCACCGCGGATCTTCGCTTTCCTCCACCCGCTCACCAGGTCTACGATTATAGCGACGAGTACGAGCAGCATACATATCGCCATGATGCTTGATAGCAGTCCCAGACCGCCGAAAATCTCTTTCTCTATCATATCCTTACGCCCTCCTTTCTTTTTGGATGATTAGTATATCGTTGTTATAGGAAGCACATTCATCGATGTGCTGTTCTTGCCTATCTGAGCAAATATTTATTTCCGCTAATTCGTAATTTATGGAGTCTTCCTTACCCCCAAACCTTGATTAACTGATAATCTCGATAAAGGGATAAGGAACTTTAAGAATAAATCGTTAATAAAATGCAGAGACAGGGCGAACGCTGATCTCATTCGTCTTGGAGTTGTTGTTGAAACGGCCATTGCTGAAACCCAGAAACCAAGCATTCGTAGCAGAGTACTCGGTACTGCTCCAATACGTTTGACTACGGTTCAATGCCGTACCTCCGATTTGAGCGAGAATGCGGTTGACCTCGAGCAAGTGCGACCAAATCATCCACAACTCACCTGCGCTTGGTAGCCACCAACGACCTGCACCGACGAAAGCGTTAGCCGCATCGACGTTAGACGGGTAGTATTCATGGCAGAACTTTGCGGCAGGCGCATTGTCGCCAAGGGTGGTGATGATTGTTGATGTGTTAGCGCGACCGTCCATGTCGGCAATTGCAGCCTCGCGTCCTTTTGCGGTAGTACCGCCAGTGACGTTTGACGTTGCCCACTTGGTAGATGCTTGTTGGTCTTTGGCTACGACGATAAGTTTGCCGCCTTCTTGTATCCACACGCCAACTGCGATTGATGCTTTAGACAAGGCATCGTCGGGTTGACGGAAACGAAGATAATCCGCTTCATAGACGGCCACACCGACGTTAGCTGTGAACAATGGCTGCTTCTTGAAAAGGTTATCGGGCGTATCAGAACCGATGGGGCTACCTGATGCGTCAAGGAGTGGAATACGTGACGTTGCGGCAGCTGCCGTTGTGCCTTGTGTGTAAAACCACTTTTTCAAACTGTCTTTAAATGTTCCCATTATTCTCTATTTTTTTTGTTTGTTTTGTTTATTAAAGTAAAATTTAAGCCTGATGCTCTGATACATATCCCGATACGATATACCAATTATTGCTCATTGCTTTTATTGTCACAAATTGATTTGGACTTAATTCGATGTCTGTTACTGACATTAAAAGACCACTTGCGTCAATCATTATTCCGTCGTTTGAATGTATTACTGGCGAAACATTGTTTCTGGTAATCATCGGAAAATAAAAACGCAGTTCTAAGCCATCAAAAGTACTCGCGCTCGGCAGATTTATCTTTGTATAATAACCTATTACTGCGCTCACATTAAAACAATAGTATGGGTCGTTTATCGGGTCTACTGTATATGTTGTACCTGGTAATATATACTTTGTTTTAGCATACATTAAATCAGCGTGTATCTTTCCAGTTATTTCTACATTGCCATTGGCATTGAACAGCACCTTGCCACTGCTGAAATGTGCTGCACCGGTCAGCAAGTCCACGGCATACACTGGGATGAAGTTGTGCTGACCACCAGTCACATGGTCGGTATTAGGATAGGCAGGGTCAAACTTCGTGTAGTCTTGACTTGCAGCACCGTTCACTGTGCCGTTAGTGCTTATCATCCAGTCACCGCTAATGACCGCAGAGCCGAACTTGGCGAAACTTCCGAAGACAGCCTCGGTTATGAGGTACTTGAAGTCGTTATACATCAACGTGCAATAGGGGTTGTCATTACCTGGGCTGCCCAACTGTGCCATAGTATATGTTCCGTTTGGTGCCTTGTCGTACACATAGTAGTTGTCTGTGCTCTGCAGATAGAAGAACGGGCACTGCGCATCGCTCACAAGGAACGTGTCGGCAGAGGTGGCATCGTACTCGCCTCCGTAGTAGTACATCCTGCCTGTCTTACCCTGTTCTCCTTGCTCTCCTACAAGGTCGTCTTCATGCGCCATGTATGCAGTGGCAGTGTCGCCCACCTCCAACTTCGGCATGCACAGATACACCGCATCCGTCATGGCACGGAAATAGACGATACAGTCTACGGGCAGCGTGCCGAGAGTCTTGAACGTGAAGGTGTGCCGCCTGCCCGACATGTCCGCAGTCCATTCCACTTTACCATCGCTGGGTACAGACTGAAATATACCGTCCACGTAGCACCCTGCGCTCACGTCCACACATGCCGCCGTGCCGGTGACGAACGTGCGCCACGACTGAGTGGCAAAATAGCAGAACGAGAGTGTGTACCATGTAGACACCTTTACCCGCGAGCGCACATCCTGTCTCATCTCCGTGGTGGAGCCATTGTATGTAAAGCGCAGGCTCATCCTTCCCTCCACGGTATACTGGCTGTCGATGCTCACCGCACCCCACTTGTCCGATGTCCATTCCTCTTTTACAAAGTCCAATCCACGGTCAAACACCGTGCGCAGCAAAAGATTGGGTTGCACCTCATGGGCATCCTTACCGTCCTGTCCAGGCTGTCCGTCCTGTCCATCTTTCACGGTGCTCACCGAGAATGTGCTGCTTATGGTTTTCATTACTGGCATATTGTCTTTTTGTTTATGTAATTATTTCACTGCAAGCACTATGGCTGTGAGGTAGTTCCCGAAGTTCTCCTTTACCTGCGCATAGGTCAGTGTGATGCTGGCTTTATGAGTGGTGGGGTCTACATCAAGCGGTCGCCATCCGCTCAGTGTACCAGAGGATGCCCTGTTCGGAATACCTGTAATGTCGGCTGTCACCTCATTTCCTTCTGCGTTTAGCAGTTTCACACCGAAGTTCGCCCATGTGCTATCCACGGTGGGGTCGGTCTGCGTGCCTATCCATATATACCACGTTATGCTTCCGTTCGGCTTTAGCGTGGCAGAGTTGTCGTTGCTGCCGTTGTACTGTATGTACATCTGCTCGGGGTCGGTCTGGTCGTCTATATTCTCAAAGGCAGCGTATGTCTGCGAGGTCTGCTGACCGCCGCTATCCACGATGTAGGTGAAGTCGCACTCTATTATAGTGTTGTCGGTGATGGCTGACTCGTTTACCTGCTTGGCGTTGTTATAGGTCGTTCCGTCTATGGTCACGGCTGCACCTGCGCCTATCGAAGTGCCGTCCTTCTTCCATTGCGTTGTGAAACCCGAGGTCAATTCCGTGCCGCTGGCATCAAACAGCCTGCCGTACATCGTTATGACCTGGTTCTTCTCCGTCACCACGTTGCTGCCCACAAACTCTATCAGTCCGAACACACCACTTGTTGACACGCCTGTTATCCTTATCTGTGCTGTGGCGGCAAAGGCTATCGCAGTGCCACCTTTGGTGTACGCTCCCCTGTATGTGATGGTGTCTACATCTACATCGGTACTGGATGCGAGGTTGTCTATTATCTTGATTGCAGTCTTGTTTGTCAGTGTCCTGTTGCCGATAACCACAGTTGTCACTTCCTGAAACTTACCCGTGGTGTCTTGGTGTGTCGTTGGGTCGAACTCCAGTGCCACGCCGTTGTAATACCATGTGCCGCCTGAGTCTGGCTCTACTGATGTGTTTCCGTCAAGCAAGTCCACATAGACTGTAGGCTGGTTGGCTGCCGTAGTCCAGTTGGGCACTGCGGTAGTTCCCGTCCACGCCTGGGTTAGCGATTTGTTTGACAGCAACTGGCCGTGCAGGGTTGCTCCGTCGTCTATGCACTCTACATAAAATCTGTTCGATACTGTACTCATGCTTCTTCCTCCGTATTATTTGTTTCTTCGCCCTCTGCTGGCGTTTCTCCTTCTTCTTGGCTAGTTATACCACCCTCGTCATTCGCTGGCTCTATGGGCGCGTTTTCACCCATCTGGTAATTGTTCTGCCGTATCAGCGTCTTTGCTACTTCTGTGGTAATCATTTCCACGCCTGCAAGTCCGCTGACATATTCCTCGGGGGTGAGGCGCACACGGGCAAGGTCGCGCTCGTTCAGGATGAAACGACCGTCCTCGGTGCGGTAGCGAGAGGCAATCATCCCGCTTCTCTGCGCTATGTCCTTTGTCACAATATAATTCGCTGTCGTCATCATAATATCGTATGTTTTTATAGTCTGTCAAAAACTGTTTCGTACACAGTGTCATCATCCAAATCGTCGGTTACTGCCACCCCGTCCTCGGTCACTGTGTCCCACGGGCCTAACATATAGCACTCGGCATGTACGGGGGTGCTGTAAGTGGTGTGCTGGCGCAGTTCCTCGCTGCTTACTTCTATGCTCTGACCCCATCCCATATCCTTGTCGGCGAAACTCACAATATTTCCCTGCACCTCGGGCACTCTCGCCTTATAGTTGAACAGGAAATGCTCTCTCTTCTGTGCATCGGTCAGCACGCCGCTGTGGTGGTTTATGATATTCGAGAACTTCATTGGCCTCTCGTTGTCGTTCACGGCCCTGCCGTTGTCGCATATCGTTGTGGCATCTATCCTTGGGAAGTCCCACAGCAAAGAGCACCTCGCCTTGAAGGGCAGCACGTCCGACGATGCTGATGTGGTGGCACGGATATACACTATCAGGTCTATATGCTCCACATACATGGCATCTATGGTGATGGTGTCTTTGCCCTGTCCTTTTCCCGTCTGCTGTGTGGCCTGCTTGTAGCACTCTAAGAGGTTCACGGGTACTTCAATGTTGCTTATTCTTCCCACACCGTACACAAGGGCGTTCCACACGATGTAGTGTTCGTCGGTCACGTCTTCGTTGTTCTCGTCAAGCACCTGCACTTGAAATGTGTAAGTACTGTTGTCGGTCAGCGGGTTGAACAGGGTCTTTGTGGGGGCAAGGAGGTTCACCGTGTATCTCTCGGTGGTGGAGTCCTGGTTGGTGACAAGTGTCACTGTGCCTTTCACGGTCACGGTCACTGCGCTGTCCCTCGGGTCTATGTACTTCGCCACGCAGCATATTGGCTGACCTGTCTCGCTGGCTCCAGTGGATGCAGGGGGCACGTTCTTCTTCACGGTCAGGCTCCTTGTAGGGTTGTTCTGTGAAGGGTATTCGTACACTGCGCCCGTTATCTGTACGGGGCTATAGGGAATGGGAGTCCAGTGTAGACCAGGCCACAACGTATCTGACGAAGAATAGTCGGTGTTGTCCTGCGTGTTCCAGAAGTACCAGTTCACAACAAGCCACGATGGGGTATATGATGTTCCCGTGTTGGTGTCTATGGCTGTGATTTTAGGTGTCAGTAGCAGTGGGTAGGTGCTGCGGTCGGGCTTGTATGTGCTGTCGTTGGCGTAGTACCACTGCTCTATGGTGTCGCTCGCCTCAATAGAGAAATTGTCACTGAGGGGCGGCAGCATGGTCTGTATCACCGTCGGGGTTGATATGTTAAGTCTTCTTCCCATGTCTTATACTGTTGCTTGGTTCTGTACTATCACTGTGTTCTCTCCGTCATTCACGCTCACGGTGCAGGTGAAGATGGCTCTGTTGGCTGACGACCACCCCTCGGGCATGTCGCTGTTGGTCAGTGCCAGTGTCTTTACTCTTGTCACCGAACCTCTGTGGCTGGCATCCCACGCTGTGTCGGCTGCGGTCTTTCCGCTGTCGCTCTCGCGCGTCCATGCCCACGATGCTGCGGATATGTCGGCGGTTATATCCATGTTGCCATAGAACAGATGCGGGGTGAGCACGGTGTTCACTATGTCGCGGCGGAACTTGTCGCCGTTGGTGCTCACTATCTCCATGCTGAGGTTCTGGTTGCCCTCGGAGAGTTGCCATGAACTGCTGTTCCACGCGGGCTCCACATACACCCCGTTCCGCGGCTGGTTGTACTTGCACATCCACCTGCATCCCCTGTGGGTGACGAAGTGACGCTCATACTGCTGTGTCACGGCATTGTAGCCTCCTGCGAGATAGTCGGTGTTGTCCTGCCACTCACCTTTGTCTACATCTATGCACACATAGTCGCCCGCTGCATCTATCTTCACAAAGTCGCTCACCACTATTCCCTGCGCATACAGGTAGTCGCGTCCTGCGTTCACCCTGTCGCGCACGTTGGCATAGTCAAGCACGAAGTCGGGCAGTTTTCCTAATGATGTTCCTATGTTGTCGTTACGCAGTTTGGGTTGGTCTACACCCACCAACTTTACTATCCTTCCATCCTTTGCGGAGAGGTAGAACAGTTGCTGCCTGCGCTTTATGCTTGTAAGCACGGCGGCATAGTCGGCTGATGTTGGGTCGGAGTAGTCATGGCATCCCCACCGTGCTATCGTCATTAGTTTACATGGAGGAAAGTTCTTCCCTGCTGGTGTGTCGCTGTCGCCGTAGAGCGATACCATGATTTGGTTGTCGCCGAGTGACTGGTCTGTATCTCTGTCGGCCTCCACCCTCATCCACGAGGTGTAGAACTTATTTGCTCCGTCTATTTCAACAGATGTGCTCTGATAGTCGCTGATGCCCGCTTCCTTTGCGGCAAGAGTATTGATAATGCCCTTTATTACATTACCGTACTGCTGTGCGGTAAAGTAGCCCTCCCACTTCTCTTTCAGAGTGAGGATATATAGTGTCTCACCGCCTACCTCCACCTCTTCCACATCTTCGATTTGGTCGTTGTCGGTAAACAGGGTGTCGCCCTCCTGCGCCTGCAAGCGATTGATGAGCAGTTCCGTCACCTCAAGCACCGACCTCACTCTCATGCTCTCCACCTCGCCGTTACCCAGTGCATCCATCTGCCATCCCTGCAAACCGCTCACGAAGTTCCCGCTCTTCATTATGCTGTTCAGCAGTGCCGCCCCGTTAGCAGTCCACCCGTCCGCAAAGGTTATCCTGCCTTGTGCGGTGTCATCGTGGCGCTTGGAGAGAAAATAGTTTCCTCCTACCCTGGCAATCGAGTTGTATAAGGATGTGCTGACCGTCGTTGTAGATGTTTGATTGAAAATACTTCCGTAGATCCTATCCACAGAAACTGTCAGTTTTTGAATTGTTGACTGTTCTAGGTCGTCATTTAGAGCCAACTCAACCTGCGGAGTGTCTTTCTCTCCCTCTTTAATAGAAACACTTTGAATTGTCACGCTTTGCACTATAGGCAAAGGGGTTTGTGTATCAGTTGTTTCTGGTATTCCCCTAAAGGAGAACTTATAGCCTGCGTATAAATTCCAGTAAACACTCTTAGTCGGTGTGTTCGCCTTTGCGTTGAAATCAATATTCCTTTGAAGGTAAATGTCATCTATAAACGGCTCGTATGTATATTTTGTTTCGCAATTATCGGCAAGATAATCGGTGGCCGCTCGCAATAGTCTTATCTCCGCTGCTTTAATATATGCTTCGGGGAAATCTATATTGAGAATAACAAACTCATCATCCTTGTTAATCTGCTGATTTTCGTTTGGGTAATACGCATGGATAGAACTATCTTCCACCCTTGTTAGTTCTAATTTCCATCCTTTTTTGTTGGTGTTTGGCTCAATGTAATACTCAACGGCATCGGAGATTTTGAACTCTCTGCCTACACAACCGCCACTGTTCATGTGGATAACAGGGTCGGTGCCAGTATTGTTTATATTTTTGAAGTCAATACCCATATCCTTTATCATGATATGGAATGGCGTGTTCATAAACACATCAGCATCGTTGACAGGCCCCCAGACATATTCGCATTTCAAATCCTCCTGCTCTTGTATATCGGGATTGAGTGTAATTTTATATAAAAACTCTCCCGATGATGGTACGGTGTCCGTAAAGCGTACAAACGGAGCGAAATACACGTTTACATCGCACTTTTCTTCGACATATATCTCAGTTAAATACTGTGTGCCGTCAGCAAGGTTAATCGGCAGCGAGGGCATATCTTCGTTAAAGATGCTATTCCCTGAACCAAAAGTCTTTAGTGTAGGATATTCTGCATTTGCAGTATATATAGTTCCGTTTGATAATACTATGCGCACTTTCCACCCTAAGAAGTAGTCGTGAGTTGCGTCCTGTATCTGGTTAATTAGCGCACCAAACAACTTTACTGTGCCTGTGATAACGGGCGACATTTGGTACTTGCCAACATCAACTCCCTTTACCTGAAAAAGCAGAACTTCGGGAGCAGAGAATGTGTTCCCTGTTCTTGTCATTTGTGACAACTGTATGTCTACCGTATCTTTTTCAACGTTCCTTGAAACAGTGTTGGCATTTCCAATAGAACTTTCGGCCATGATACCATCACCGACATTTACATCGCTATCTATGTTTAGTATGGTATCTATGCGCTCATTTTCTCCGTAGTTGGGAAATGCGTTTTGTCCTGATGTTCCATCCTGATCGGGAATGAGAGCCGCCCGCAACTCACCGTAAGTGCTTTCTTTTATTGTTGGATAGATCTCTTCTAATTCGGCATCACTCCCATCCCAGAAGGCCACCGCCTCGCGTATTCCTTCGGGGCAGTTTGCAGCATCGTCATTCTTATCAATATACGCATCGTTGCTTTCTCCGAGCACAAGGCGCACGTCAGGGTAAATAGCCCTTATTGCTGCATTACCAGCCACCTTTGTACCTTGTCCTTCATCTATACTGTAAGGTAAGAAGGTATTCGGTAACTGGAGGTTGGTTACGAACATTGACTGCGGCAGTGGGTAGTTTTTGTTATAATACCTATAAGGCATATTTTTTGTAGAACCCACTGCGCGTAGTCTTGTTACGATTTTCTGCGAAGAGTTGGCTGTGCGTTTTATCTTAAAGAGGCCCTTGCCATCGCTATCTACCGTCGGATAACCTTCACCATAGCCAAATAAAAACTCTTCGTCTATGGCTCCAGTTATGTCGCCAAGATCAAAGCCTATAAGGATAGTGCGACCTTGAACCACATAATCCAACTTAAATGTATTATGAACCTCCTGTAATGCCTGCGCAACAGTCCAGTTGTTGATATTAAGAGTAAAGTCGTCTGTATGAGTGGTTTCATAGTTAACCCGCACCACCCATCCATCATTAGGTCCGTAAAGTCTGTTTAAGTTTGCTTGAATAATGCCAGCTAGATATGTTACCGCTGTCAGACGTTTCTCTTCTATCATCCCCGTTGTGGGGTTCTCTATCGATGCAACTGTTTCTCCGCAGAAAAGACTGAATACCGAAGAACCAGTATAGTTTGTACCTTCATAAGCGACGTAATCACCTGTAGTCGGCGTAATGTCTAATAGAGCGCATCTTTGAAGTTCATCCTGAGCCGAATCTAATTTTATCTGTTCGTATGCAAATCCGTTGCCTGTTTCTCCTATTCTCGCAGTTTGAACACAGGTTGGTATATAGTTTAGATAGTATGTTTGTCCGCGATATACTACATAATCGCCAATAGCCCACTCTATGGGTTTTTCTGAAAGAAGATTGAAGCTGATATACTGCTCGCCCATGATGGTGTCATGAAACTCCCATCTTTCAACACTACACCGTATTCTTGTGGTGTTGTTTTCTGTGTATAATACATCAAGTTTCTTTACAGCCATACTAACCTCCTATCGTAAAACTTGTTACTGTTCCGCCCGAATAATTGGGTGTCACTTCTGTTATGGGGTCATATACCGTAAACTTCACTTTGAAACGCGCGATCGCATCACTATCGTTGTCTGTAACGTGATAAATATCGTTGCCAACCTCCGATACAACAACATCCTTTCTTCCTATTTTAACGTGCTCATCATAGATGGCAAGCCTCCCGCCTACCGCGTTGGCGTTCCTGCCATAAAGGAAACAAATAAAGTTTTTAATATCTTGATGTATTGAACTTTGCGTGCCAACATAGAGGAATGTTACATCTATGTCATATTTCTGAAAAGTTATTGTATTAGGAACATAGACATCCTGCCCATCAGAGCCTATCCAGTTGCGCGTAGCAAGCTCCTTTGGTTTTGGGTATAGCACAAAAGGCATCTCTTCGCAGACTATTTTATATGTCGTCAGCAAATCCACAACACTGCCTTGCGTGTATTCAACACCATCAAAACTTAATTGCTGGATATATGTTTTCAGTATTCCCATTACACTTCTCTTTTTTTGCAAAAATATTTACAAAATTACAATTTAGCAATTAAAATCTTGTAAAATACATACAAAAGGTGAAATTTTCCGCAAATATTCTTTTTCATTCTCTCCGATTTTATATTTTTGCATTATGAACAAACTTAATAAAGAACTAAAAGGGCAAGCGGTGGCTCTAGGGCTGTGTGAACTATGGACTCAAATGTGGTCTTCCGACTGGTCGCAACAAAAGTTAATAAACAAGATGTATGACGGCATTGACTTTTGTCTTAAATATCACTGGCCTTCCAACGACTATATATCAAAACACTTCTCTTTAGATGTACTGAGAGAAAATAATGTGTTTGTAAACGACAATAGAAGCACGCTTAATCCGCAGAATAGTCTTGTTTTAGGTTCGTCTAATATCACATATAGATACAATGGCAGCGGTCATGGAATAATACACATACGCGACAACTCCACAATTAAGGTTATTGCGAAAAACAGGTCGTTTGTCGTTGTTCATCTATTTGAGAAAGCCTACATTACGGCAGAACAATACGATATGGCAAAGATAGTGATTATAAAACACTCGTCAGATGTTACTATTATAGCCGATAAAAATATAAAGGTAAAAGAGGAATATAATTATCTGAAAAAGAACACGCTTTCATAATTATAGTTTTAGGGTTAACAATTTTCAAGAATTTATAGGAGTTCGGATCTCCGAGTCCGATAATGTGCAAGCGCAAGCCTCAGGAGCGCACGCATCTTGCGTGCATCGGATAAGGTCGTCGGAACCTATTTTTTTGGAAAGCGGTTGGGACATTTTTTTGACGCATCACAGATGCTTATAGTAGGTGCGGTGGGATTGCAAATCCCACCGAGCAGACATAGCGCTTGGTATTGAGGCACTGGAAAATTGCATCAGAAATTATTACGTTTTGTTTAATATTTCAATCAAAACAAGAAAATAACAAAAAAAATAGAGAAAATCTGCTAAAATACTGAAATATACATATATTTGCAATACAAAAAACATGAAAATCGGGAGTATACTCCTGAGATTTATATAAAAATTAGAAATAGACTCCACAGATTGAGAAATATATGTATAAGAGAATATTTGACATTATAATAAGAAGTTGGATGAAGGCATGTTTTTGTTTGGCGCCCCCCAGACTGGCAAATCCACACTATTGAAGGAAGCAAAAGAAAGGGCCATCCGTGAAGGACAGCCCTTTTCTTATTTTACATGGAACGCTCCGTTTGCAGACACGGTAGCGTTATTTAGCAGAGTCTCTATTCTTGCCACTCTGTCGTACAATGCGCCGTTACCATCACGCATCATCTGCATCATGGTCTGCGTATCACTCCGTATGCCGCCAAGTTGAGTCGCTATCATGACTACCTGCGTAATATAGTCTGCCCAATATGTTTTAACAAACTCATCATACTGCATTTGTTTCATTATGCGGATTACCGACAAGTCTTGTCGCATGGCTGCAATATAACCAGAAAGCACACCTGCGGTTTCTTCGGTCATAGAAGATTGTATTCCGTCGCCAAGTGTAGATGTGCTACTGCCCTTTAGGCCGTTGGGATAACCTAGGTTTTTCATCATCTGGTCTATTCCGCTAAGGAACTCGTTGGCTGCAATAGACATTTGCGACCCCTCACCCCCAGGTTTAAAATAATCAGCAATTGTGGTAAGTGTGGCTCCCATGCTTGATTGTGGGTTGTTGTGGTCAAACGTTCCGACTATCTTATTGCCGTTTTCGTCAGTGTAACCAAAGATTTTCTTTCGCAGGTTTTCTATCATTGGTTCGATAAATCCAATTTTCAGGATTTCGCTTACCACACTCTGCATGATGGACTTTGCGGTATCTCCGAAAGCCTTTGCCATATCCTCACCGTTTTCAAACGCGCTGACGAGAGCATCATTTATCTGGTCTGCCCACCCTTTAATGTCTATTGCCCACAACTCCTTTGCAAGATCTTCGGAGAAGAAACGTATCTGGTCGTCAAGTTCGGCTATCTTACTCTTAGTTTCCTCTATGTCTTCGTTGGACTTGTTCTTCATAGACTCCTGTTTATAGAGAATATCCAAATAATCCTGCCTCTCGTTTATCAAATTCTGATATTGTTGAGAGTAGCCGTTTCCCGATGAGTTACGCAAGTAGTAATTCATCATATCTCGCATATCTTTGCTCTGAACCTGTTCGCCAGTCCAAAGGTTTGTTGCGTTCAGTCCTGTATAACCTAGAGCATACGCCCTTCTAAGGTCGCCGCTATCATATCCTAATGTTCTCTCGCGGGATTTCAGGATAAGGGTTGTGTTGGCTTCGATCTTCTGCACATCCTTGCGTAGTTTCTCTATCTCCCTTGCAAGTTGTTTGTCGTGAAGTTGGAATAACCCTGTAGTTAAACCTACTGCCGCTCCTGCCGCCATACCCCAAGGACCAAGGGCGCTTAACGAAGATGCGCCTTGTAATGTGCCACCAAGCAGACCGGCAGCATCGCTCATTGTATTTGCAGCTCCCTCCATACCCATTGATGCAAACATTTCCGACAACATGCTAAGTCCGCTCTGTAATGTGCTAAAAGCGGTCATAAGGTCTTTTGCTTCATCGGTTAGTTCTACAAGTTGCTTGTTCAACTTTTCGTAATGTTCCGCCTCTTTCTTTGCGTTAGCCTCATCTTCGCTACCCTCTTTGGCGTTCTTTTGTCTTTGTCTTGCTGCTTCCCCACGCGCCTTATAGTAATTCATAAGTCCATCATTACCGCCAGCAAGGAACTGACCGAAAGCGCCCCTCTCTCCAAGGAAGCCCGTTGTACTCCACTCCTGACGAGCCTTATTGAGTTTTTGTTGTTCCTGCACAAATTCATCGGGGCTTATTATGCCTAACTCACGGAGTCTTTTTATTAGTTTTTCAACTGCTTCGGCAGAATTTTCAAATTCTTTGCGAGACAATGCTATTGCGTTATTATACAAGTTAGCGTAGTCTGCACTCATCTTCATTTTCTGCCAGTCAGCCTGCGTCTGTAGTATATTGTTAGCGTTGTCAGCCTGCTCTTGTGTAAAGCCGTTTTTACCAACAAGGGCATTATTAGCCTCTTTGTCTTGTCGTAATTTATCGTCTATCTTCTTTATCTCTGCGCTATACGACTTCAACCCTCCGACAACCTTTGCGTAATTTGAAATGTCTGTCTTTAATACGTTTCTTTGTAGGTCGCGCCACTTTTTTAGTGCATCTATAAGACCTTGCACTTTATCGTGACTTACACCCAATCCGCTTACATACTTCTCTAGTGCTTCATCATCCATATCCATAACCGAAGCAAAGTCTATGTTTGCATCCGAGAAGGCTTTCGTTAAACTATCGCGTATAGCGTTTGCTGAATTGCGCAAGTCAGGTTCGTTGCCATTCATACCTGCGAGTTGTCCTGCCATAACTTTGTCACCAGTACTCTCCCTAACGATGTTATATATCTCCCATCTGCGTATCAGGTCGTCGAGTTGTTTCTTTGTAAACGAGGCAAAGTCCTTCAAGTTCTTCTTTGCATCATCGAAGCCAACCTGCGTTATTGCATCTTTCAACTCCTTGATAACATCTAGCATATAACTGTTCTTGTGCCCTTTGGTATTATATAACCCTTCGGCTTCCGTAAGGAGTCTGCGGAGGCTGGCAGAATACTCTGTTATTCCTTTTTCTGCATCCCATGTAATACCTACCTTTTTTAATATGTCGGCATACTTCTTTTCAATCTCGGCAAAGGCATCTGCGGGTGAATATTTAAGTTCGTCTTGATATTTCTTGTACCACGAATAAGCATCTTTAACCAGTTTGATTTCTTCACGCAGTCGCTTTGCTTCCTTGTCTTCGTGAGAGCCCTTACTTCCACTCTTCTTTTTCTTGTCTTTATTGGGGTCTGTTTCGGGATAATTTTCGGCCTTTAGATACTTCTCATCCTCCCTCTTAGCATTAAGGCTTTCGTAGAAGGGCATTATTTCGCGTTCAAGAATATTTTGCAGGGTGTTTGCAAAAGAATCGTTTCCTTGCACACGCAAGGCAGCAATTCTGTCTTTTATTGTCTTTATTGCACCCTCCATTTGTTTGGCATCCATAATGAACGATGCACTTGCCTTTATGTTAAACTTCACCCTAAGCGTCTGCTCTATATGCGATGCTTCAAACTTTAGATACTCTTTCTTTTTCTTTAGATCATCCTGCACAAGTTTTACAAAATCGTGCATGGAGTCTGTCATTTTTATTTTGGTCTTAACGCTGACATTTGTCTCAAAGATGTCCTTTGCTCGTTTCTGCCAGTCGCTTTTAAGGTCAACCAGGGTCTTACTTGTATCAAGACCTTCCTTGAACATTTTCCTCCACGACTCCTTGACAATATCGGGCAGTTTACCACCGAACAGATTTTCTGCCCACGCGATTATGATAGCCGAGTTTTCTTCAAGTATCTTATTTAATTCATCTCCTGTGGTAGACTCTGTAACCATGCCAGCGGTAAGTGACTGGAATTTCTCTAACGCCATCTTCTTAAACATATTCGCTGCTATGTCTGCACCTCCTGAACTCTGCGCTACAACAGAAACGAAATCAAACATTATCTGGTCTATCGTAGCAGGGTCGGAGATTTTTGCCTCTGAGAAAAACTTCATCATAGCCTCTTGCAGGTAATGTGCCTGCCCGTCGGGGTCATCATTGAAGTAATTAGTAAGCACGCCAATCATTGTCGGGGCAAACTCTTCAAAATCTTTGATAAGTTGCTCACGCTGGTCTTTTAGCGATTTTCTAAGAAACTTATTGCTTCTTGTTGCATCGTCGGCGAACTGAACGAACTCTTTGTTCATATTCTTGCCGAACATCCACCCATCAAGACCATCGATTTTTTTATTTCCACCATCGTCCTTAAAGTACTGCGCGTAAACCCACTCTCTGAACGCATCTGCCCTTGAACCGAGATTCAAGCGTTTCTGAATTTCGTCTAGTTCACCACCCAGCTTGCCATTAACATTATCCAGCGTGGAGTCGGTTACTTCCATAATGTCAGTACCAAACTGACGGTAACGCTGTGCAAAGTCAGCCATATCTTCTGTAAGATCGTCACTAAACGTACTGCCTATATCTTTTGCTGCATCTGCTATAATATTACCTGTTGCAGCCGAAACATCATTGGCATGACGGATGCTCTCAAATTTTTTGATAATAGCCTTGAACTGCTCCACTTGATCCTCCATCTTATAAATATCCACCAAGTCACCCTGATAGAATGGAGACATTGCCTGTAGTTTCTCTTGTAACTCCTGGAAAGTATCTAAACTTAGTTCATTGCGTATAGCATCATCGTCAAAGTCCGTCCTATAGGTTTTGACAAGTCCAGAGCCGGCATACTGTCTTTTATATAACCGCCTATCAAACAGACTGCCTTTTACGCTTTCAATCAGATCGTTGGCTTCCTTTTCGTCGTTGTCACCTTCGGTACGCATTTGGTCTGCGATGCGTTCTGCCCTTGAAGCCATTTCTGAATTACGTTGTATAAGATGTGTGATACCTGCTATAGCGCCCATAAGAAGGGTTACAGGATTGGCGATTGCAGACATCATACCGCCAAACACGCTGCCTATTTTTGCGCCTAAATTACTGACGGTATATCCAATACTTCTCAGGCTCCTACCCATGCCTGTCAACTGTGCGTTATATTGTGCCTGTAATTTACTAAGTCCAGCCAGTCTGCCCGCTGCTTCGCGATATGTCTTCGGTAGGTCTTTATCTACAGACATACTGCGCAAAGCCCGCTTACTTATGTTGCCTTCGCCAAGTGCCTTGTTTGCGGCAGTCATAAACTGCCTTGTCTCGCGCCAAGATGGAGCAAGCATTGGGTTGCCATATCTGCCAGCAAACCCTTGATCGAAACTACCAAAGAAACCTCCTTTTGCAATCGGCTGGCGAATGGCATTTTGCGCACGCGCCATATCCTTTAGATTGTTTACAACCACAGCACCCTGCTTTCCTGCCGTAGCGTTCACTGCCAGCATAGCCAGTTTAAGCATACCAAGGGGAACAAGTATATCTTTGATGATGGTAGCATACTTCTCCCAATTCGCTGTCAGTTCATTCAGAAGTTCCACACCACCCATCAATACACCCTTATTATCCTGTCCCATTTCGGACATCATAATGTTGTAGTTATTGCGGAGGTTGCGAAGTTTACCACCAAGAGTATCAAACTGACGCTCCTGCATATTATAGAAACGGCCACCAGGCTTATCCAAATCCATGATAACCTTCTCTACATCTTCAAAGGATATATCCTTGTTGCGCATACGCTTAAAGACTTCGCGTCTTGTTACGGAGGGATCTTGCTGACGATAGTATTTTGCCAGACCGCCAATAAGGTCTACACCTGCTGTCTCAAATTGCCTGTTTTGAATACCAGATAGATAACCAAACGAACGAACGTGACCGTATGCAAGAATAAGACGCGACACATCAACCGAAAGGCCGGCACCAATATCCGACAACGCTTTCATTGTACTATACAAATCTTTCGTCTGTACACCAAACGCAGCCAATTGTCGTGTTGATTTCAGTAAGTCCTGAAATGTGTACGGCGATTGCTGTGAGAGGTCGCGGATAGCACCATAAAGTTCACCTGCTTTACCTGCGTTGGCGATAATAACCTCCAGTGATTTACGTTGCAGTTCCAGTTCGCCCGTTATCTGCGCCATATTCTTTATGAAAGACTGCGCCCCCCATACACTAAGGTATTGTGTAGCCATTGTTCGCAAGTCGGAGAGCACCTGAGATTGCTTTTGTGCTTGCGAGTTGGTATTGGCAAAAGCATGAGCCAACTTCTGCTCTTCTGCTGTCTGCTGTCCTGTGGCAGATGCAGCCCTCATTTTTTCTTCCGCAACCTTTTTCGTCGTTTCGGCTTGTACCCTTGCCTGTTCTGCTATAGGCTCCGTTCTTGCTTTCTGATAATCTACACCTGACTTAAATGAGGTAATACCATATCCTCCGCTATTTACAATAGCTTCAAGTACTTTTAGGTATCTTTCCAAGGCTGCAATCTGACTATAAATCTTCGTTGTGTCAACCATTACAGCATCGGCCTTAATAGCGGTTTTTGTAAGACTGGCTATTTGACGCAACACAGAAGAATACTCCTTATACGACTCAGCAAGAGAGTTGTCGGGCTTCATTGCTGCCATCATTTCTTTCTTGATTGCAGATGCTGCATCGCTGACATTTCTCTTTGCTTGCAGGAAAGCCTCAGATAAAGTGAGGGCTTTTGTGCTCGAAGAGTTGGTTGAGGCTATTTCAGATAGAGCTTGCTGATATTGCCTTAATTCATTGATAACCGCGCGTAATTGAGTGGTGTCAACACCCACCAAGGCACTCGCCTTGCTTGCAAGGGCTTCTAAGTTTGATATTGTTACAGTCAGTCTTTCTGCTTCCCTTTCGGCTTGTTTCATGTTTGAAGCCGCGAGAGAAAACTCTTGCGACATATCTTTCAGATTGAATTGTCTGGCTTGTGCGTTAATGAGAGCAAGCTGCTGTGCAAACTCTTTTACTGCATGAGCATCACCAAAATTACTAAAACCAGACATTAAGCTCTTTAGTCGTTCAAGACTGTCTATGGCTCCCTTGTGGGCAGACACATCAAGTCCTGCTTTACTTCGTTCGTTAGCAAGGATTTTGATGCGCTCCAACAAAAGCTGTGTCTTTACAAGTGTCAGGTTGTATTGGTGTTCTGCATCCGTTCTAGCATTTATGGCTTTTGTTCGATTTACATCGTCCTTTGCGTCGGGGAAGATTATACGATAATCAGCATCCCTGCGCATTTCTGCGGGCGACCTATGAGTACCAAGTTCTCCGTTTTTGCTTATAATCTCCTGCAAAATACTCAGATACCTTCGCGCTGATTCAATCGCCTTGTTTAGCTTTTCATCTTGTTTTACCCCTGCTAATGCGTTTTCGTAGCGATGTAAAGCTTCTTCAAGTTTATGATACATTACGATTGCCTCACGCAGGTTTACTTCGTTGACCGCCTTTCGTTGCGCTTCTGTCAGTTCTTTAGGGGCAGAACCAATATCGTTTACCTTCTTTGAGAGTTCATCAAATAGTTTTTTTAATCTCTCTACCTCTTGCTCGTACTGCTTAATCTTTGCAGGGTCGCCAATCTGACTAAGAGCAAGGGAAAGTCGCACCGCAGCCTCCTGTATCTTGTCTGCCGCCACTTTAAGGTCATTAAAAACACCCGCTTCTTTAGTCAGACTTTGCAGGGCTTTGCTGGTGGCTTCTGCAAGTTGATTTTGCCCACTTGTATTAAGCGTAAGTCCACTTCCAATAGAGTTAAGTGCTGTGCTTAATTGCTCGCAAGCGGTTTTAAGACCGTTGGTGACGGTTAGCAGATCCTGTACAGCCTTAGCATCTGCCTCTGTTGCCGCTCTTTTCTGCTCTTGTGCCTGAGCCGACTTCTGAGCCATCTGTGCCGTTTGCCCTTCAATACCAAGGAACTTTTCTATCTGTGCAATTTCTCCCGAGCGATCAAACGGCGCACCCTTCATTGCTCTTATTTCCTGTAGGCGCTTCCATGCAGATTCCTCTTGTCGTATTTGTTCGATAATCTGCTGTCTTGCGTGGGAGTTACGAGCCTCTGCTTCCGCTTCTGCACTCATGGCTGTTGCAGCCTTTTGTGTTTCCTGGGTTACGCGCTGTTTGGATGCTGATACTTCATCGGTGCTCTGCTTTAATGTGTTCATACCAGAGATAGCGGCGCGTATAGTATGCTCATCCATCCCTAATACACGCTCCTGTATGCGCTTTACATCAACGGCACCATTAAGTTCTTTTGTAAGACTTTCGTATCTTTTCGGTGCTACATTTTTTGCTGCATCTATCTGCTTTTGGAGTTCAGCAATACGCTCTACTGCGCCTTGCCATATTTGTAGTCTGCGCTCAAAAGAAGAACCACCAACCTGAGAGAGTTTTTCGTTCAATTCATCAAACTTACGCATGAGAGGTTCCATTACCTTTCCGTCGCCAATGGATTTTAGATGCTGGATAAGGTCGTTCACCCCCTCCATTTCTACCTTTATCTTTAGGATGTTACCCATCCTTTTAGACGCATCCTTAAACTCGCGCTCTATCTCTTTGAGTCTTTTTTCGGCACTCTCAATACCGACCTCAAACATTAAAGTGTCGTTTGCCATAGTCTGTTATCTGTGTTAGTTCTTTCTTTTAAGCTTCACTAATGATACCGCAGTGTCCTCGGTGTGCTTTAGCATAGCAAAATAGCCCGTTGTGTGTCGCTGAAACTCCACCCACGCCGCATATTCGGATGTATATGCCACAACGATAGCGTATTCTGCCTTGACCTTCGGTCTATATCTGGATGCAAAATGCGCAGCGTCAATCTCTCCCCAACTGCCATCGGTGGGCACTTCGGGCAGATAAGAAGAGCGGTGGCCCTCCCAGTCGGGTTTAAGGTGTATGCGATACCGTCTCTTTCTACCCTTTGAGTTTAGTGCGCTCATCTCCTTGCGTATGGCAGGTTTTCGCACAACTGAGTTTGAGAAAAACTCCGCACGCTTATTCCCTTCATAGAGAACAACGACAATGCTGTTTATAAGGTTTCCCGTGAAGTTGTGTGCATCCTTGGCGCCTCTCCTGTATCGCACCGCTGCATCTATCAGATTTTCACACCAACTGCATAGCCGCTGGTATGTCCTTGGTTTTACGGTATCTTCGTAGAACCGCTTAAACGCTTCGGATATTACGGTGTTGTTGCCAGTCATTCGTTTTTGTTGTTGTATTGGACGCACAAATATAAAAAATATTTACATTTATACAAATCATAATGTCAGGAAACAGCACTAAAAGAAAAATGTTTTCTTTCAATGCTGGCAAAGTGTGCATTTTAGGTTTGCATTTTTACAGTTATTTTTCTATCTTTGCGACAATAAACTTATGTGATTATGAAAAACATTCTATTAGCATTATTCCTATGTATTCCACTGTTATGTGGAGCTCAGACAAAAGTAAAGCAGTATATCCGCGTCTTTATCCCCGATAATGCCACGGGTTCATCTATCTCTGGTGCCGATGCTTACAGTAAGCAGCAATTGGAGCCTATCATGCAAGGCGAGACAAAACTAAAATTCAAGTCAGATACCGAAGGGATAAATTATCTGGCACTGCACGGATGGGAACTGGTTCCGCTTAATCTCTCCAGTGGCTACCATTATTTTGTCAGAGAGGTTGAGTTAACTGATAAAATCATAGTAGAACCGAAAAATTTTGACAAAAAAGAGAAGTAGTTAACAAAATTCCAAAATGGGCTACATTCGCTTTACTATCATCTTGTCACTCACCGACACAAACGCAGAACGCCTCACTACGACGATGTAGGGTATATCCCCCGACCGTCGCTGTGAGGTGTCGTTTATAATAAGTTGGTGATGCTTCTTGTTATATTGTCGGGGGACTTTTTTATCCTTTGTCAACTCCCTTAAATTCTCCTGTAGACAAAAAGGTGTTCATGTCGCACCGCTTCTCTTTCTTTGGTATTATTTTACGCCGTTTGAAGTTCTTCACGAGATTCTTTGCTTCCGATGCACTCATGCCTTTGTAACCTTTCTCTCCTGGTTTCGTGTGGTTATCATCTTTCTTGTACACGAGTAACGGTTGATCTATTGTTCTTAACTCTACTTGCGCGGCAGTTCTTCCCCATAACCATTCCCAATCATACACAGTTAAAAGGCCGAAGAAGAAGGATTTGCTCATCGTCAGGTATTGTCTTGCTTTTCCGTCCCCTCCTGCCGAGCCGTAGCGAGTTCTTGAAGGATATGTTCTGCTTCTTCCATCCTCATGTTCATCAGAGTAGCCCTTGCCCCTGTCAACGATGTGATAGTCATTAAGAATCCCATGAGCGGAACTTTTTTTTTACCCTCATCAAGTATTCCCTGCAACTGAATGTTGTCGTATTGACGTATGTAATAAAACCACCTCCAGAGATACCAGTAGCGCAGTTTTAACTTCCAGTAGCCATCAAGGATGTAGATTGCAGCCGCCTTGCACGCTATTTTCCCGTCAGTTTTAATTGCATCGAGCGGGTTGTCATGCTTACCGTCTTCGTTGTCGGTCTTACCTTTGCGTATCAACAAGCGCGACAAGCGTTCTATCTGACCGTTTTTCAGCCAGCGTATCTTATACTTCTTCCTTGTCCGTAATATTCGGACGACAGTAGGAGTGTTATCCACGATGGATGCGTACTCCCTCTGCGAGCCTACTGAGGGCTGCTCTATTTTCGGTTCTTTTTCCATATCTTTAACGTGTTAGGTATATAGTTCTTTGTTCTTTTTCAACCATTCTTCTGCACTTCCATCTATCCATGAGCCATGACCGAGATGTATCATATATGGTGTAATATTAACATTAAGGTATGGGAGGTTGTGTTGACAGCAGTCTTTGAAAAACCATGCGCCTGTGTCATAGCGGTTGTTCGGTGTCTTGTGGCTTAGTGCCCACATATAATTTGAATTAAAGTAGGTTACGCCGTTGACTTTTATCTTAGGTGTATTGATGTAGCAGAGAAAAGGCTCTACACGATATATTTCTAATCCAAATCGCTGACGGGTGTTGCAGACGATGTGCCCGACAAATGCGTAACGTGGGTTACAAAGTTCAGAAATATCCCGACGGACAAGTATATCCGAATCCATTAAAACAAACGGCTCTTCAAGATGTTCGATAAGCCACTGCACAGACATACAATGTTTGGCTGAACCGTAATTGGATTTGTTTATTGCTCCCGTTTCTTTGTCAGGGAACTGTGATAAATACACATCAAAGCCTATTATCTGACCTTTGGTATTATCAATTACCTCCACAAACCTATTAAAACCATCTGGTATAATGAATGGTTTTGTGTCACTATTATCAAACACGACTATCCTGCAATCCTGCGTATGCTTATTAAGCGAGCGTACTGTAGCAGCAGTTAGTTCGGGTGTATTATAATGGACTATACAGACGGTCTTTTTCATACTTGCAGCGTTTTGCGTTGTCTCGCGTTCTCCGTTATTACTCTTTTATAGATCTTAGGATTAGGATATTTTGCCATAATATAAGCACTGATTATGCGCTCTCCCAAATGCCCGCCAAGCCTGTATTGATTTTCCAACACAGAACAGTTTCTTTTTGGTCTAAAGTAGACGTTTTGATGGATGATTATGCGTTCGCGTACATCCCATCCGATTATTTCAAGGTAGTTATCAAGACAATCCCACACAAGATGCATCATTTCCAAAAAGTCCTGCTTTTTCATAATGAACATACTGCATGGATATATCCAGTCTTCTCGAAGCATCTTCTCAAAACGCGGCCAAAGCCAATGATGACGATTATAAATAATAGCCATCATTACATCCATATCAACAAATGAGAAGCATTTTGCGTACTGATTATAGACGGTGGGTTCTACATGACGAGGTTCTGTCGTGATACACCCATGCTTGTCTACCAATGACTTTATGTCGGGGATGTTATCCATAAATTCATAGTATTTCCTATAATGGCAAAAACCCACATATTCAGGCAGCTCATCTGGCCTGTCTGCGAGGTATTTATAGGTCAGTAACTCTGAATAAAACAACCCGTCAACCCCACTCGGCGACTTATCATCGGGGATTAGTTTCCTAACATCGGCGACCCTATAAACGCTGTTCTTGACGGAGCTCGAAAAGTCAGCGTGTGTACATATATAGATTACTGCTTTTTCGTTCATTCGCACATCTTTAGTTTTTCTCCAATCGCCCCTCTTGTCAGACTGGCAAATTCTGATATATCCTCCATCGTTTCGTGGTCGTTAACGCAGACGATTCCGCAGTCGGGCTTCTTTATGGTTTCAATCGTTCTTTGTGCTCCAATCTTTACACCTGCGTAATAATGTTCAGGTGTATGATCTACATACTCGCTTGTAAAATACTGCCACAAGGTATAGATATACTGATTGTAACTTGTCTCGGTGCGATCTGGTGTTATTCCGCTTAATATCTCAGCACCAAACCGCCTGTGAACCTCCATACATACACCTTTAAGCAGCGGAGCAAGGCTGTGCCCGTTGCGAAGTAAGGTCTTACTGTATTTTTTGCCAAAGTGCGAACCAACCATATTCTGCTGTCTCATGCACTTCTTTTGAAAAATGTTCGGAATTGGTGGAAATTGCGTTTCGTATATATGTATGCAGGGCTTCCCCTCAATAAAGAAGTCGTTTTCTTTAAGTGGTGACAATGGAAACATATCATCGTTACCGTAAATAAAAGCCTCTGACACATCGCCTATGTATGGCAGAAACATTTCGATAGTGCAGCTATTGAATGTTGGCAGATATTTTTCTGGAATAAACTGCTTATGAAAAACAACATTCACCCCCTCTTCCTTCATCCACGGCTGCACCTGGCTTTCACGCGCAAGCAAGATGTGTATATCTCCCACCCACGGCATGAATTTCTTTATACATTTGATTAGTAGATGCTCGGCACCCCATGACCTAAACCTCACGTTGCGCCCAATATTAGAAGGACGTGTTTTTTGAGATGCAAAGTAGTCGTTGCGCCACTTTACATCGCTTTCAAAAACCATCGGGACAACGTAGTCTATTTTCATGGGATATTATAGAAAAGCGGTGTGACGCTTATGCTGCGCCACGCCGCCGAATGAAAGAAAGCAGATTCTAAGAACTTGCGGAAGTTTCTTCGAGGAAGCCGATTGCATCGTCTGCACCACCAGCAAGACTTGCACCAGTCATTATCACGCTGACGGGTTTTGCGCTGTCTGCTTCATCGAAGTTGATGCTAGCCTGAACCTTAACCTTCTTCAGGAACATAACACGATTATCTTCATCGTTGAAGCCGATAAGACCAAGGGTGAGGGCTTTGGGAGACTCAGAATAAGCCTTTCCAGTGAACGTGCGACCATTGATGGTGCGAGTTACATCGGTAGCCTTAAAACCGCAAAAACTGAGAATTTCGGTCTGATAGGTAGGAATCTCAATGTTTACCTCAGAATCTCCAGGGGTAATGCGTGCGGTATAGGCACCCATCATTCCATGAATGTTAAAACGCTCAACAGAGGGAGTTCCACCAGTGTAGGAGAAGCCACCGTCACGACGAACAGGAACCTGTATGCAGTTGCCTGTCACCCAGCCACCTGCGGGCATAGATTCGGTTTCGCTAATAGCACCGCTGTCGGGTATTCCACCCAGAACAGCATAAACACCGCTCAGACCGACAAAGGTTTTTTCCTGAGCAGAAGCTTTTGTTATTGTTGCTGCCATAGTTATGTGTGATTAGTTAGTTGATTACTGAAAATATTCCACCTGCAACGCAGGTTAAAAGTTATCATTGTCACCTGAAACCCAGTTCCGTCACTCCCCAATAGCCTCGGTTCGGGATTTGTGCATACGCAATACTCTCCTTTAATTGGGAAAAGGTTTACAACATCATCCACCATTGTACCCATAGGTGTAACATCAAGCGTGTCGTCTTTCTTACTTTGCACAAAAACGTATATAACACCTTCTGTTTCCAATAATGTTTTATTGTTACCTGCGACATAATCGCGTATGGCTAACGGTAGATCTATCACAGCCATCTTCTGTGTCATGGCATCTCCGTTTATCAACTTCGGTCTGTCTTTCAGCCGAATATCCTTAGCGGGCACGACGTTTTTCATCGCGTTAACCAAGTCACTGTAGATGTTGTATAAAACAGGTTTGTTTGCCATGTTAGTTCCTTCCGTATTTCCAAACAAGATGTGTTCCTGCGAATTGGGCGGTTGCAACATTTTTGTCTATTACCCTTCCATATTCCGTAAAAACATCATGCTTTACAATAATCTCATCACCTTCTTCTGGTGCCACTCCTAGCTCTTTCCACCCATCCTGATTTAGAGGCAAGGCGAGACCTCTATACGAGGTTATCACTTCTCCCTTGTCCGATGTGGTATTCTTTTCGTAGCTGCGGCACTTACCTTCATAGATAACGGTAATGGTTGTACCGTTGTCGGTGACGACATTTGCATCCTCAGTCAAAGGGTCGTAACCTTCACTTGATACCGATGCGCTACCATCACCGGAAAGAGGGCTGAAATCCTCTTCCTCCTTCATAGGGTCGTCCGTTTGCTTACGGATTATCCTACACCAGTGTGGGTAACGGGGATTTATATCGTCCATTATCGGCATTTTTGAGGGTTGCGAATACCTCGGCCAACCATTCCCCAACGCTCTACACCCACCGTTGGCAGGTCGTATTTAGCGAAGATTTTGTTAGCCATAGCAAGGTACTGTTTCAGAACATTAGCGGACATTCTCTCTCCACCTGTCGTATGTTCCCAGTCGGCATCCGACTCGCGGATAGTACCAGTCTGAGTAGGACCGCCTGCCACCCACACATATAGCCATGCGAGAACTAAATCCCGCTGTTTCTGTGTGGCATCCATATATACTGTTTCGGGCGATACCTCTACATCTGCGCATATTGACAATATGGCATTGTCAGGAACAGTTATATTCCTGACTTTGCCATTTAAGTAGTCTTTTATAGTGAAGGTTGAATTATCCATTTCAGGCTATATATGAAGTTTGTTAGCTGCTGGCGCTGCTGCTAGTACCCGAACTTGAACTTGCGGTCTCATCCCATACGGTAACAATACCATACTCATCCAGGTTATTGAACACAGGACCCGCGTACAGTTCGCAGTCAACGATATTCATAATAGGACGCTCCTGCCAACTGTTAAGTACGGCGATGCGACCTTCAACGAATGAATAGAGGTCAGAGGGGTTAAGACCACCCAGCTTCACCCTGTCAGCATAGATTGAGTTCATGCACTTCATCTCAAACGGACGATAAGCTCTGCTTACTGCGGCGATGTTGTGCTTGTCGAAAGCAGGAGCATCGGCAACAGGCTTGCCATCTTCCTCGTGACGAGACTTGAAGTCAATAACATCAAACGGCCAGATACCCATATCCTGATGCAGCCATGTGAGAACATCGGTGCGAGCCACCTTTATGTCTGCATTTGTCGGAGCGTAGTAATTCTTCGATTCTTTGTATGCGGCAATCACCTTCGGGTGCTTCAAAACCTTGTCGAACAGCTCTCTTGACATCTTCCAGTGGTCCACACCAAGCGAAAGGGTGTTAGTGTAGTAGTCCTGGAAGTCGAGCAGATCCTGAACCACATCAGCACTTGCATTGGGAGCACCAGTAGCATCAAACCAGTTAGCGGTCGGTCTCAAGAAGTTCTCGTTAGGTATCTGGAAGTCAAAGTCGTAGGTGTAGCCATCCACTGCTACATCATAGATACGGCCAGTAGACATTGCCTGCAAGGTCATGTATGACAGTTCGTTGTGGATGCCACCGAGCATATTGCTGGAGTTCTGAATGAAGCTGTCAAGAAGAACCTCGCCAAATGCCTGGTCGTTGATTTTTGACAAGCGACGAAGTTCGAGCAGGTCATCCTGGGTGATATTGAAGCCGTGACCTATCTTAGGCAGCGTGCCAGCATACAGTTTCCATCCTTCTGTACTGCGCTGCGGCTTCTCAGAGTGTGTACCGAGAACGCTTGCACGAACAAGGATAGGAGTTTTCTTAACACCCTGCTTCCAATCGCGATCGTTGGTAGGCTGCCCCCATGTAGCGTATTTGCGCCAGATAGCATTGTTGTACTTGCTATTTACACTATCAAGGATAAGCTTAAAGTCTTCTGTACCAAGATAGTTATACAGTCCACCTATGCCATATAAATTCATGTCTCTCATAATCTAAACTCCTTTCTTATTTACGGTTAGAGAAACGGAAATAGCACTCGTTGTCACGGAGAGCCTTTTTCAAACTGTCAGTCAGAGGGAGCATACGACGTTCGAGGACAGGCTTGTCAATGCAGTTCCAAACGTAGTCTATATCCATAGCGTATGCTTTCTCGTCACGCACATTATCACAGTAGGTCAGACCGTTAGGTATGGCGATGATTTTCTTATCGTCACCACTAACAGCCAGCACATCGTTGACGGAGATGCCAGTAGTAGCATCTACAGTCAATACATCCACATCATCAGCAGAAGAATCCACACTGGCAACGGTAGCCTGATTTGCGCTGGCCTGCGAAAGGTCTGCGCCAACAGGGATAAGCTTCATTCCTGCGGAAGCGAGTGTTCCAGTTTCAAACTTCTCAACAGTGATGGTTTTTGCACCAGAATCAACGGCAGTCACCTTAAAGGTGTAGATGGGGGTAATTGTACGCGCCTGCTCGTCGGCATACACCAAGGTACCTGCGGGAACTGCTGCGTTCAGGGGCAGAAGGTCAATGTCAACCTTAAAGCCACCAACAGCCACAGTAGGCTTTCCTTCGTAGCATTTGCGGACACCACCACATTTTGTACTCCAGTCGAAGTAATTGTTGGTTGTTCCTTTTCTCATTTTAGTCTTTGTTTTGGTTGAAAACTCTCTTTTACGTTCGTGTGGTTACACAAACGATTTTGCCAAGTCAGATGAATAGTTCATGTTTTCCGTAGCCTCGGTGCTCAACTTGTCAAGTTTCTCTTTGACAAAAGAAACGCCACCTCCTGTACCACCCGAACTGTTTCCTCCAAATGGCTGTCCTCCGTCGCCATAAAACCTCTTGTAGTTGCTTTCGTAGTTCTTCTCAGCAAGAACTTTCAGTTCGGCGATATTTGGGGTTTCTCCGATTTTAATCTGTCCTACAGTAAGGTCAATGACCGCCTCTTTGTCAGCCTTACGGCTTTTCAGATAACTTGTCAGTTCCTTTCGGACATTATTTTCCACGGAAGCCTTTTCTCTCGCTTTGAAATCTTTTGTAAAATCGGATATTTCCTTCATGCTCTTGCCAATAATACCGTCTTCTTTGGTTAACTGCAAAATAGCAGCCTCTACAGCGGCATTTATCTTGCTTTCAATATCATCGGCATTGCGCTCAACGGCCTTATCATCGGGCTTGATGCTCTTTTTGTATTCCTCAATCGCATCTTCCTTTGCTTTACGAATACGCTCCTCTACATCTTTCTCATGCTCAGAAGTGTAATCTTTCTTGTATTTCTCTGCGAACACCTTGTCATCGTGACGCTTCTGGCCTGCATATTCCCTAAGAACAGCAAGAGGTTGCGACCACGTTTCATCGGTAATTGCTTCATCGTTGGCAAACTGGCTCAGATATATGCCAGCGATACCGTCAAACGTCTTGTTACTAATAACCGATGCTGTGTCTTCTCCCAGCTTCGATTTTAGATTTTCAACGAGAATGTCTTTCTCCATTTGTTTCAAAGTTTAAGTTAAGACTAATCAGATGTTTTTCATCTGAGTGTAAAGATTTTTCGCAAAAATAAGGAAATAGAAATTATTTTTACATAGTTTTATCGGGAAAATACGTATTTTCCCTAATTTTTTCCATTTTTACGTTCATAAATATTTACTTTTGTCAAAAATCAATGTAAAATATTATGAAAGAAGGCGATTTTGATAGTTTACTGAGAACAGCTGGAGGGAAACCGATTTTCCCTTATGAGTATGTTGATGAGCTCCGAAAGCGCGAAGAGAAGAAAAACAACTCTAATTTCTTTATCGCGCAAGAAGGAGCACAGGAGAATGATTTGCATAGTACGGTAGATATTCTTGTAACTGGTGGAAACAGAGGCGGTGGCAAGGCTAATACCTACCAAACACCCGTAATCACACCATCTGGTGTAAAAAAGATGGGAGAACTGCAAGTTGGTGATTTGATATGTACCCCTTACGAAGGAATACAAAAGGTAAAGGAGATTTTTGAGCAGGGAGTGCAGACGGCGTACACCTTTCATTTTGACGATGGAACCGTAGTCAGATGCATGGATAATCACCAGTTCTGGGCAAGGGCACACCACGACGAGCCTTTCATGGTTTGGGATGCAAGAGAGATAATGAACCTATATAAAATAGGCGCACGTTATCCTGGCTCTCTGCGTACAGGTGTAACTGAATATGTTGAATTTCCTCTCTGTGGCGAGGTGAAGATGGTGGAAAGCAGGGGCGCGATAGAGTTACCAATAGACCCAGGTATTCTTGGGATGATAAGCCGCACTGGAGTATGGGAGTTTGGCGGCAGAGGTATTCGTGCGTGCAAATCAAGTTACCTTGTCAGAATGATGTATATGAAGGGTTATATAGCAAAAAAATGCAAAACCGACAATTATTACTACATAAAATCCTTGACAACAGAACAAAGAAGGGCTGTAGGGATGAATTTTGGCACAAGCGCCGCTAAAGTGCCAACTATATATATGACTGCATCCGTTGAAGCTCGATGGCAATACCTCAAAGGACTTATGGGCGAAAAACCTCACATGACTAAAAATGTGCCCTATATTATAGTTCACGGAAAGAAGTTTGCGGAAGACGTAGCGCAACTTGCCCGCTCATTGGGAATATGGGCATATTGCGGGGAAGTAACGGACAGTATAGAGCAAGCGGGATTATGGAGAGTTAACTTCTTTGCCCCCAACAACAAAAATTTCTTTTATTCAGAACAATACAAGAAAGCAGCAAAAGAAAATGGTGTGGTGGCGAAAAGACCAGATAACCCCGACAACCTGACAAAGAAACTTCTATATGTAGCAAGAATGGATGAGAAGGTACCATGCAGATGTATTACTGTAACAGGAAAGGATCACCTTTATCTTACAGACGGGTTTACAGTCAACCATAATACCGCCCTAATGCTTATGGAAGGTTTGTATGATATAAACAATAAACATTTCCATAGCGTGCTCTTTAGAAAAAACAAGGATGACTTTGCCAACATAGAGAACGAGAGCAGACGATGGTTTCGCAACCTCGGCAGATATAACAAGTCAAAGGATGATATGACTTGGAACTTTAAGTCTGGAGCAAAGATGTCCTTCGACCATTTCGATATGACTCTAAAAGATTTTGAAGATAAATACCGAGGTCAACAGTACGCGTACATTGGCATTGACGAGTTTCCGCAGATGCCTTTTGAGTTTATGAAAATTCTCATGGGCTCTAATCGAAATACTATTGGTGTGCGCTCACGCATCCTTGGCACATGTAATCCCGACCCGCTGTCATGGTTACGCAGATTTATTGACTGGTGGATAGGCAAAGAAGATACTGTCTACTCTGATGGCAAAAAACACCCTGAGAGAAAAGGGCTTCCTATCCCCGAGCGTGACGGAGTGATACGGTATTGTTTTATGGGTGGAAACTCTGTGGATGATATTGTCTGGGGTGATACTCCACAAGAAGTATATGAACAATGCCGAGAAGAAATAGACAGCGCATGGGATGATGATTTTGCTCAGTATGGATGGGATAAAATGACATTTGCTGTCAAGTCCGTCACATTCATAAAGGCATCCATTAAGGAAAACAAGGCACTACTTAGGAATGACCCCGGGTATGTCGCATCTATACTAAACAAATCACCAGAGGAAAGGGCGAGAGAGTGGGATGGCAATTGGGATGTAATAAACATGGGTAACGACACCATACAGCCGTATCACATGGAGCGTATATTCACCAACCCTCAAATGAGGGGAGATAATATTCGCAGGGCATCGTGCGATGTTGCGGGTACGGGCGGAGATAATTGTGTTACATGGCTGTGGATAGGCTGGCATGTAGCCGATGTGTATGTGTGCAGGCGCGACCCTTACTCTACTGTTTCACTATTACAATCCAAACTCAGGGAGTGGGGTGTGCTGGAGCAGAACTTCACATACGACCTCAATGGTATGGGACAGGTCTTAAAAGGAGCGTTCCCGAAAGCAGTACCGTTTAATAATATGGAGGCTGTTAACCATCGCGATAAAGGGCTTTACGACAACATTAAATCGCAATGTGCCTACCGTTTTGCAGAGAAAACGCAACAAGGAGAATGGAGTATAGAACCTACGCTTCTTGACAGAAAATACAAAGTGGGTAGCAATACAAATACATTACGCGACATACTACAACGTGAACGTAAGTGTATAAAACAGGATATGAGCAGGATGGATAAGGGGTGGTGCTTGATACACAAAGAGCAGATGAAACACAAATCCCTTGTCGGTCACTCTCCTGACTTCTTTGAAGCCCTGTTCATGCGCGAGGTGTTTGAATTAAAGCACCCTCCCGTGACTATCCCCACGTTCCTAAAAGGACACGTCAGAAGTATGCGTTCTTTTTCTTTTGTAAAAACATAACTAAACTAAACTATTATATCAATGGCAACACAAAACACTTTTCTGCGAGGGCTGCTGACAAAAAGACCGTTCTATCGCATCAGTCCTGAAAACGCAAAAACTGTCAGATGGACTTTTACTGACAGAATGGAGAGAACGGTGACAAGAGACAAGGTTTTAATGAGAGAAGTCACTCAGGCAGACTTTATCAGGGAACTTGATACCGACTCGCACGCTATCAATAGTCAGGAAATCTACAAGACTTACTGGCAGAAAGATGAAGACGGAAAATTCTACGAAGCGGATTTTCCACGCTACGCATTTCCTTTTCAACAGGAAATACTCGACGACAGACTTGCGCGACTTACGGGCAACGACATTCAGTTTGAATTAGCTGACATAGACAACGAACATCGCGGATGGGAAACCTTCAACAGGCATAAGGCGGGATGGGCAGACAAGGGCATGGAGAGGGCATGGCACTACCTTGCAAAGTCCGTGCTCTCCACTGGTGACGGTGCTTTTGTCGGCATCCTTGACAACGGCGTATTCAGATGGAAGGTTCTTTCTTTTGCTGCGGGCGATGTCCTATACCCTCACTATGATATACGGACAGGACGAATGGATGTATTTGCGCGTACATATACAAATTATGACAACGAAGGTAATACCAGACACTACATTGATGTATGGGATGATGCTTACTATTACCGTTTTATAGACAGCATAGAAAACGACAATAAAGACAGCAAAGATAAACTTGATGGTTTTGATACATCGGGCTATACACTTGAAACAAAGGAGAAACACGGCTTTAATGAGATACCCGTGTCATATAAACGCTGCGAAACAGGCCCTTGCTGGTCGCCAGTACAAGAACTGATAGAACATTACGAAGCTGCCTTTTCCAGACTTGCACAGTCAAACCACGAATTTGGCCTGCCTATACTCGGCCTCTATGGTGATGGTCAGGATATGCAGGAACTTGCCACCTCTGATATGTCCTATGCATCCAAGATTTTCCTTATACCGTCGGAGGGTAAAGCAGAATTTCTGAACAGACAGGATGCATCGTCGGCCTACAAGACAGAACTCGATGAACTACGCAAGAAAATCTACGAGGGTGCAATGGTTGTAAAAGCACCAGAACTAAAATCGGGTGACACGCCTGCCGCTGCAATAAAACTACTTTACTCAGACTCTTATAACAAGGCACTACTTGAAGCAGAGGAATACGATGAGTGTGTGCAGGAGATGGTACGTATCTTCCGATGGGGTTACGGCATAGAATGTGAACATAGACTGGACTTCGCAAACACACGGATAGTATTCTATATCAGACCATTTATCCCTATCAACGACCAGGAAGTAACAAACAACCTTGCTATGGCGGTGCAGAACGGTTTCTGTTCCAAGCAGACAGCATCAGAGAAATTCTATCACGCAACACCTAACGAATGGCACAGACTATTACAGGAAAAGCATGATGAGCAGATGCATCAGTTACTTATCGAAGAACAGCGACTGGAGATACAACAGGAAAACACCATCGAAACACAAGAGCAACTCTCTGAGATACAGACCGAAGCACAGATAGATGTCATTAACGCGCAGAATAACGAAGAGGACAAAGAGAGCGGTGATGACGATAATACAAAGAAGGCTCGTTCCCGTAAAGGTTCGGTTGCTACAGGCAGAGGTAGCGGAAGACCAAACAAATCTGGTCGTACATACGATGATAGCCGAAACTGGGCAGGACGTAATAATTGGGATGAATGGAATCAATCTCACTAATAAGCAGACATGGCAGAACCTATAAGAATAAAATTAGACACAACCAAATATAAAACGCCAACCGAAGAGGATGTACGCGCCGCAAAGCAGTACATCCTCCAAAGGGAAGCACACGCGGAACTTCTGGCAGGGGAGGTAGATGAATTTCTTGAAGATGCAGCGAGAAGTATAGTTACTATATGCTATAGATACGGCATTGAACCTAGGCAGTTCGTGATTTCGTCTACCTATAACCGCGACATGATGGATGAGATAGCGTCAGTTATGGATGAGTTGGAAGAAAACATACTCTCTATATTAGAACGTCACGCCACCGCGTGTACGGACGATGTAAAAAGGAAGAGGGTGCTATGGGCGTGGGTTCTTCTTCTCGGGAAAAAAGGTAAAGACCTGCGAAACACACTTGAAGGTTATTTAAGTAAATTCCTTAAAGACCTTGAAGCCGCACTTGCAGCCATGAGTTATAATGGCAGAAGCCAGACCGAAGCAATCTGGCTTGTAAGAAAGTATCTTCACGACATTTACGGTATGCCCGATGTTGTTGCTTCTTTTCAGCATAAGGAAGATTTTGCTGCCACATACATCCTTTCGGGCGGCGTACAGAAAGGAGCGGTAGGTTTATCCAACAATGGCTCCACCAACGTAGTGAATATGAGCAGGATAACCACGCAAATGGCATGGATGAAGGAACAGGGGGAGGATTTTAAGAATCAGGGAGCTATTGGTTATTATCAGTTACGCGGAAGTGATTTTGACTGTCCTATGTGCGACGACGAGGTGGGATTTTACCCCGACCTTAAAGGTATTTCTGAACACCCGTATGTACACCCCCACTGCAAATGTTATAGAATACCGATTTTTAGTAAAGAACAGATAGATGGACTTATCAACAAGTAAAACAGCAGAAGCAAAGAAACTAAAGACGAGTGTAGAGAACCTTGTCTTTGCCGACCTTCTCTCTATTGGCTATAGTGAGGCGGATGCGTATATTATCTCACACCCAGGCGACTCACAAATGAGCACACAGTATAGGGATAGCAATATGCGTAGAATAACAAGGAGCTCCGCTTTTAGAGAACTTTGCGAAGAGAGAAAGCGCAGTAATACCACTCGGCTGGCATTTTCGGGCAATCTTGAAGATGTTGAACTTATTGATGCAGAGGAAACGGCAAAGGAAATTCTAAAAATAGCAAGAATGATGCCTGAGCACTCCAAAGAGAGGGGTGAGATGTTTATGAAGTATGCCGATCTGACGCGCAAAAATGACGCAGCAACGGAGGAATCCACAGATGCCATCAACTTCTATTTTCCCATCAAATGCGACCAATGCCCGTTACTGACAGCATACAATGATTTCCTTAAGCGAAACAAAACAAAAGAAGTGCGCCCCGTAGAAATGGAGCGTATAATAAGGCTTTCTCATAGTATCATAAAGAAAGCCATAAAAGAAGAGAGTGAGGATTAAACCTCACTCTCCTTGCTTTTGTCAATCTCGTCTGAAACCCGTTCGGCAAGTTCTTCTTTTTCGTCTTGTTCCTCGTCGTAAGAGTCCTCCACATACTCATCATACCCGTTACGCCACTTTATAAATTTCTTTATCAGCGTTTTTGCATCTGAGACAAGTCCCTTGCGGTGTTTTTTCTCTAGAAGAGAAGGATGCGCGTATGCAGTGACTATAAGTTCCAGTGCCCGTTGGAAAAAACCATTTCCGATGGCTGTGGCGTAATTCATATTACTAAGCAGTGTGCGCAGGACTATCTCTCCCCTTGACTTCACAACCTCGTCATCGGAGGTATAGTCATTATATGTCATAGTGAGGATGCTAAACATCTCCCATGTGGCAGGTATGCGAACCATCCAACTTCCGTCAAGATTCGAGACATAGATACATTCGATGTTCTCTTTCCTTTTCCCTTTGCCTGCATCAAGACCGAACCTGCTTCGCCAGATTTTGAAATTACCCACCCTTGCAGGTCTTACAAACGGTATCTTCTGAGTATCATCCATTACTGTATTCCTTTTTTAAGTTTCTCCAATAGATCTTCGACAGAACTATACATATCGCACTCCCTTAGAATGTCGCCGCACTCGGTCTTATACTGATACCCATCTGTTAAGGTAAGTTCCACGCCGCTTACCTTTGAATACTTTATTGTATTAAAGTACATATAGTAAACCGTATCGTGTATATGGTATTTGTGTTGTTTATTACGCTGTTTTCTTACATACTGCACGAGAGTGTCGGTATAGTTACCATCAAGCGACATAGTGTAGGCACACTCACCACGCAACTGTTCTTCGAGCAGGGCAATTTCCTCTGCTTTCTTTTTGCACGTATAGAACAACTCCATGTCGGTGCTCTCACCATTATCCATCATTTCGACAGGCTCTGTATCTTTGCCACTTAAAACTTCCTTACATCGCTCCATCTGAGTATATGCACGAAGCAGTTCGCGACGCACATCCTTCTCGCTCAGTGAGAATACAAAATCCCTTATACTACTCATGGCATTTTCTCGTTTTTAGGTTCATTTTTCTTTGTTTTTGATTTCTTTGCTGTGGGTTTCCGCTTCTTTGGCTTCTCTTCCTTTACCTCGGCAATCTCTGCCACCACAACTTCCTTTACTGGTTCTGGTGCAGGTTTATTTTTCTCCTGCACCACAGGCACATTTCTTCCAATTATAATACCCATATCTTGCTTCTTTTTTTATTTGTTCATTATCCTCTGCCAGAGAGAGCGCGAACGCAGCATTTCTATCTCTTTAAGGGCGGCGCGATGCATATCCTTATACTCGTCTAGTTCACGCTCCTGCATATTACACTTGTGAGTAAGTTCATCGTTGCGCTCTTTTAATAAACGCAAGTCATTCTCTGTAGCCCCCGCGCTATTCATTAGTTCGTGGTACTTATCCCTCCACGCATCACAGTCACCAACGAGCATCGACGTACCCTCAATCTGACTGCGCAGCTTCTCCTTCAACTTGGCGACCTCACCCTCCAGTGACTTCACCATCGCCCATGTCGGGCGCACTCTCTTCTTTTCTTGTTCCATTCTCTGATTATTTATTAAGGTTCGTACATAATTCTATCCCAACAACTCCGCCTGCCTGATTAGGTCGAGTATATCTTCATAGCCCTCGATAACATCTACATTCCTGCCATTAACCCATACGGTGCGGCACTCTGGCTTATGGTGGTCCTCTGCGTTATCCGATACACACTCGATGCAGTCCACCCTTATCACCATCTTTCTTTCGTCATAGAGCGACGTTAGTTCTATAAATCCAGTCATGTCTTCTGTTTGAAATTACTACAACTCTAAATAGTTACTTATTCAACAGTCTATGTAAAAACGGACGGTGTTTTAAGCGAAAAACCTCATCTTCCAACTCTTTGATTTTATCTTCACGCTCTTTTACGTCACAGTCTCGTGGAAATGCTCTTTTTATGCCGTTATATACCATCTCAACGAGATTATTGGCATCTATGGAGCCTTGCTGCAACAATGCAGGGTTGTATTTCTCGTCACGAAGCATGACAGAAAAGTTTATCATCGCCTGCTCATACACAACTAAATCGCGCTCCTTCTCTGCAAGCAACGCCAACATTATCTTTATTTCTTTCCGCGTCATATCTTTGCTAATTTTGATTTGAAATTACTACAACTCTTTTCTGAAAGTATCACCTTCCTCCTTGTCTGGTAAGGACAGGTGCCAAGTGTGGGCTTCCCATCCAAGGACAGGAGATTAAACGGCTCCCGCACCTCAGTACAGAAAGCACACTCACGGCAGGAGTGCGCCGCCTGTTTTCTATCCTCTTTCTTTTTCTTTGCCATAAAGCGCGATAAGAAGGGCATCGGCAGTGGCAAGCGTTATCTTCTTCGCTCTCCACAGTGCGGGAAAACGCTGCTGTGCCAGTGACTTCAACTTGTTCTTCCACTCTGTTTTCGACGCGTACTTCTTCGCCGTACCTACAGCAAAGTATTTCATCCACTTCTGCGGTGTCACCTCCACCGTGGGTATGGAAAGGGCAAGCAGAGCCACTTCTATATGTCCGCAGTGGCGGGCAAAGGTCGCCGTAGCCTTCGACGACTGGCCAGGCATACCTGTACCCACCTTCTCCATATAGCAGACGATGCTATCACAGGGCATCGCAGCAATATCACGCAGATAATCGTATAAATCCATTATCGTAGGCGGCATCTTCGTGATGCACACCGTATTGCCATCATTGTCTATCACGGCTATGCCACCGCTAAGACCAGGGTCAATTCCTATTATCAACTTCTTCATAACACATTAGATTTTTAATCCAAATGACAATTTCACTTCACTGAACACCTCGTACACATAGCCAGATGATGTGCGCTTACGAGAGAAACCAAGTCTTACCAGTTCCGAGCCGAATATGCGCTGGGTAATGGGTTCTATCGCCCATTTATGGCAATATGACACATAATCCTGATACAAGACAGTAGACAAAGCCCATTGGGGTTTCTCTTCCTTGTGCCCCACATATCTGTTCGGACGTATGGCAGAACTATTAAGGTAGACCTGCACGCTCTGACCGTTCTCAAGCATATAGTCAGTCATTTCCTCATCGCTGGCATCCACCACACCGAAGCGGTAGTTATCCCTCACGAGCATCCTATAGCCCTCCATCATCCAGTTCCTGATACCAGAGAGTTCCGAAAGTAAATCGGCAGCAAGGCCACGGTTCATATCCGAGAGTTTTACTGTAGCCTTAAAGTGAACAAACAGTAATCTGCGCAGTAGCGCATGGTCCATAAACCTGTCCTTCGGGCGACGGTTCATGTTGAAGATAAGATATGGTATGGCCGTGGCAGTCTCAGGGTTCTGTCCTAATCTGCGCACTGTCTGCGGCTCACCACTGCACAAAGACTTGAATACGTCACTATGACGGCTTATATCCTCTGCCTGCACCTCCGAACAGTAATTGAATATCTTACCCACCATGCCACCGATAAAACGCGCACGCACCTCCGTAGAAGGACTGAGCAGGGTATCTAAGCCCATGTAGGAGATATTGTTCGCACCATACACCGAACGGACAACATCGAAAACCACGCTCTTGCCATTCGCACCATTGCCAATTAACCACAGCGTTTCCTCTATCTTATGTGACATGGATCGTCTATCCACACACCCAAGACCAAGGTACTTCTGCAACGTATGTATTTCTGTCTTACCTAACACGCTCTCAAGAAAAGCACACCACGCGGGACAACCTGCGGTAACATCATAGTCATACGGCAACAACTCCAATACTGGCATCCTGTCCGTAAACGGATGGTATATCGGATTATCCAAGTCGGAGAAATCCCACACGCCATTACGAAAACCTATCACCGACGGAGAAACCAATAGCGGACTCGTCTTCGCCCCATCCTTTAACGAGCGAACCAGAGCATAACTGCACTTCACCAAATCCGACTTCGGCACACCACTAGAAGAAAGACTATTCTTCACCGCATACTCCAGAATATAATCTTCAAGCCTGCACCATACCTTGCCATTATGGTAATACACACCCGCCTCATACCAACGGAATAAACACATACCGGCATGAAACACCACCTCCTGATACCCATACAGACGCTCACCATACGCAGCACACTGATACGCCTGCCTCACCTTCCTCCGGTCATACACACCACACAATCCCGAAGCCACAAATCCTATCAACTCATTATCCACCACTTCTTTTCTTTCTTTATATATTTCTTTCTTTTCTTAAATATATAACTATACTTATATATACTAACTATAATTATACTATTAAACTATACTTATACTATTAACTATAATTATATATCTAAGTATAATTATATATTATATATATATCGTAAGATATATTTTATATTCATCCCCACAATATAATATTTTTGATTCTGCTAACCCTCATTTTTGGTACATTTCGTTCATTTGGTACACTCGTTCTAATTCAAGTGCTTATAAACTAACACTTTACAAAAATATATAAAATTCTGCTTATCGTACACTAAATTAACAAAAATAACACAAAAATATTAAATTTTCCCTTTTTTACACCTTAACTGAAACCCTAAATTCACAAAATAACTCAAAAATCATACATTTGGTACACTATACTTCACATAAACTTAACACTCGTACCTTAAACCAACTACTCAACTTGTGAAAATTATTAACACTATACCTACATTCTGAAAAATTAAAAATAAAAAAAATAAAATTAAAAATTTTATGTGAAAGGTTATATTCGCTTGCGTAATCTTCCTTTTGGGGGCTTACCTCCCCTGTTTAAGTGGAAAATATATGTTATATTATACCTATAATATAACATATTGTGTTTCAGTTCGTTATTTCATTTATCTTTATTTAATTATACCTCTCTATCTCCCTAATAATCACTTATATATCCTTATAATTATACTTGTGTTTTCTCTCTTTTTTATGTTACTCTCTTTTTTTGGGTGTTGCTGATGCACCACATTATATATGTGTATATCTTTGCAGTACATTTAATCAATTAGTTTAACTCTAATACACATTACAATTATGAAGGACAAAGTAAAGAACGATAGTGCTAGTCAGATGGGCAGTGCTATAGTAATGGATGGTGACACCTCTATTACCGAGTTTAGAAGTAAAGTTTTAGCGCACTTCGCTGTGCCTGCGTGGGATGGTGAGAGCCAGTTTATAGAGGTAATGAAGAGTCTGAACATGAACGAAGAGCAAATAAATGCTGCTGTTGCTGCTGCTCGCAGAAAGAGTGGTTTAGTCGCACCTGACTGCTCATTTGCTATCATGGCGCAATACATCAGTGAGCACTACGGAGCCGAATTTAATAACCTCGTAGGCACACCAGTAAACGAAGTACCCACACAGCAATTGTGGTCGGTTTCGTTTGATAGGGAGTACATTACCAGAGTGGCGGACGACGCTACACCCTCACAGATACTTTCGGCACTCCTTTCGTATAGGTATCACCTTGAGTTGGTGAGAAAACTAAAGAGAGATGAGATGAAAAGGTATGGCGCATTCTACCAGTCAATTACCACTCTTTGCAATAATGCTCGTTTGCTGGGTGTGGAGTTGGAAAACGTACTTAGTCGCGTGAAGTCTGCTTATGCCGATGCACTAACAAAGGAGCAACACGACACTGATAACCTGCGTGATAACTTCATGAAGTACCGCACGCGCATGGATGCCGCCTTATCTGACCTCTCGCGCACTTATCCAGATGCAGTGTGCTGGTGGTCTGGTAGACCTCACCTTGTGACAGATAGATTACCGAAGTCAGCAAGTGCGAAGGCGCACAAGACGTTTGCAGTTGTTAGGCGCTGCCAGTCTGCTATCACTGACCTTAACAGAGCCTTATTTGGCGTATAATTAGCCTCTGGGCGGGTTCTTGCCCGCCTCATCCCTACACATATTGTCTACCTTGTCGCGGTTGTGGGGCTTTTCACTAAAGGACAATAACATATATATACGCGTCACTTGTAGCCGCCTTACACACCTATTCAGGTATGATTAGCCGTTGCAAGTGGGTCCAGAAAAAGGTTACTTCATTCACCTTTATAGACTGCTTTAGGCGTGTCCGGCTGGCTCCTAGTCGGCTCTTGTTTGCTCAAATAATGGCCTTTTGAGTGGGCACACAGAGAGTAAGTATATTGCGCTGTATGGGGTGTTTATTGACCTCTTTCGCCCTCCTTTATGGTGGGTGTGGGGGTTATATAAACTGCCTTGCTGGATAATGTGTATAACACGCAAATAGGTGCATTTTGTCACCTCTGCCAGTAGATAGTTATCTGGATAGATGGCTTTTTTATTGGTATCAGAGGACAAAGTAACACATCTGTGCAGTGTATCAGGCGGCAATTGCAAGGTTGTTGCTGGTAGTGGTGTAGGATGGTGATTTGTTACATCATCTCTCATGAGTTAGTAATAACGAGTGTGCATTATTAACCTTCGACTAGTTTGCTTTTGTCGGTGCTGGTCAATACGCTGCATAGATAGGTTATGGCATGGCAAAATGTAGACCACTTGCGGCCTTCGTTTTTCCTTTTGTCGTTCTGGCAAAGGTAATAAAGCGAAGGTAAATTTTCATAATTGATTTTTTGAGTGATATAAAATGTTTCTCACTGCGAAGTGCGAAATGTTTATATTTCTTTTCTCGCTGCGAAGCGCGAAAGAAATATTTTTTCTAAATGTTTCATAGGTTATTTTTCCGAAAGATTTTTCGCAATAGAATTTTTAAAGCAATGTGAGCGAAAGATAAATCTTTTTTGGAAAATCAAAAATCCCTCGCGTAATATAGTCGGCAGAGCATTTTTGAAAATAACCTGTGAAACATTTTTTCTTTTTATCACGCTTTTAATTTTGGAAATGATTTTTTGAAGATTTGGAAAATTTTCCGTTCGATTCGGAGTTAAGCGGCAATTATTTATTTACTCTAAAAAAATCAAAGTTATGAAAGAAAAAATTGCTGAGATCTACCTCCAAAGCTTTGGAGTAGAAGAGATGATCGAATTTGTGTGTTCACTAACAGACGAAGAAATATTAAGTCTTAGTTTATGAACACGCAAAATTCAGATCGCTTGGCGCTGGATAAAAAAAGGCGCCAGGCACAAAAGTATTTTACAGAGAATTTCTCTCGCGAACAAAGATATTTAATTGTCTTCGAGAGAGATTTTAATGAGTACCTAAGCGCAGCCGCTTGGCTGCAAACAGAAGAAGCAAAGAACTATCAGAGATATTACGATTTTCTTTGTGACTTCTCTTCTCTAAAAAATAAGATGAAGGAGTTTTCATGGAGCAAGAAATTTCTGCTAGAAAACGGAATTGACTTTGCTGCTATCAGAAAACTCTATTTTGCAATTGCTTGAGAGGTGGTTGCAAAAACGTGCACAGCGTGACATTTATATTTTCTTTAGAATTTCTCTTGAGGTTCACACGCACACCAAAAATAAAAGAGCTCTGAAAAGAAAGACAGCAGAGAAAACTGCGGAGTCCATAGGAACCATAAATCAGAAAGGAAAATCTTACACCTTGACTTTTTAGAAATTGTTTTCATAGAGAAAAACAACAAGGTTTTTTAGAAATTGTTTTCGTAAAAACAACAGACGGAAATCTATAATTCCCGCTGGTGACTGGTCAGGAGCGTAAAAGATGCCAGAGTGCAAGCAACGGCCAACTGAGTAACATCGAGTAAACGAAGGGAAAAAATCATGAAAGGAGAAACGGAGTGCGGTGCTGAATTAAGTGTCGCACTTCACTTGCTTATTCACTTCAAAAATTTATGATTATGAAAAAGAATTTTATTATCGGTGTGCTTTTTGTTTTGTTTACGATCGCTTCTGTTCTGTGTATGTGTTACATTCGTCACACAAACAGTTTGCAATATCAGAAAAAAGTTTTGTGTAAAAACATTTCTGGCTTGCAGAATGAAAACGATTCACTGCGTGCAATTATGAGAAACGCGCAGTGTCCGCACAAGTTAGAACTTGCAAAACTAAGTACGAAAAACTAAGCACGAGAGAACAACTCCCGAAGTACGAAAATTATTTCGGGAGTACGAAAATTATTCACTCATAAAAAGATATAATTATGAATATCATTTATCATTACGCATTAAACTCTAGAGATGTTTATTGCAAGGTTGAAGTGTTAATAAATCAGGTTGCAAAACGAATCAGAAAAAATCTGCCAGTTCTTGAAGATTATTTGGCAAAATGCAGCAGCATGACAAAAATCACGCACGATTGCATAAAGCTTCGCGAGCAATTAGATTTTGAGAGTACGAAAAAGTTTGAGCGCGATGAAGCCAGACAGATGCTTGCAAGGTATATCATTGATGGCGCAAGGTTTCTTGCTTCGTGATTTTCTTTCTCTGCAAAAAATATCATCTGTTAAGTCAGGTGATATTTACTTTCACCAAACATTTACAGTTATGAAAAATATTTTATTCTATCTATTTGCTTGTTTTCTTTGCGCTCCTTGTCTTATTTTAGTCTTGTCGGGTGATTTATCATCTGGCCTGCTCGGAACGGCATACGGGGCAATTCTGCGGTTTTTCTTGCCGAAAAGATTTTGGCAAAGATTTATCCGCTTGTCGGTACGATACACAGACAAGATTTTCGGAACAGAGAAAGCAGCGGGTTAATTCTCGCTGCTTTTACTTTTTATCATTAACTCAAAAAACTTTTTATTATGGAAATCAAGACAATAAAAAATCGTGGCTGCGAAGTGACTGCAATCTTCACAGGTGGAAAATATTTTTTCCATAACTCTTATTACGGGGTCGTTTGTATTGCTGAACGCACCAGCGAAATAGGTGAAATATCCAACGTCAAATTCAATTTGTATGTGGGAAATAACAACTGTGTAGGCTCTTCGTATTTCGACAACGGCAGCATTATCAAGTGCGCAAAAAGACACATCAGTAAAGAAGAAAACAAGTATGTAAAATGCGATGTTAAATTCAACGTCTGCAAAAAGGATTTAAGTAAAGGTTATATCGCGGTAAACTTCCATGAGTATGCTTAATTGCGAAATTCCGCAGGGTAGAAATATTCTGCGGAGTACGATAACCAAAAAAATATACAATTATGAAAACAAAAATCTCAATTTCAGATTTTACTTTTTTATCTTCTGGGTACGGAGCGTATGCGGTTATGTATCGCAGTCCTGTGACGCTCAAATCTTGGATGGCCCGAATAACGGATATGCAGTTGATTGACGACACAAAAAACTGCGAAGAACCAAAGAAAAAAGACTTAGAAACACTTCGCAGAATTGTAAAGCGTGGTGGGTAATTTTAGTTCTCCGCTAACGAAAGTTGGTGGAGGATGCGAATTATTTAACTCAAAATCAAATCATTATGGAAAGAAAAATTTATGCTAAGTTAGCAGAGAAAGCGAAAGAAGTTTTTGACTGCTTGGAGATTCCTTCTGGAGTGTATTCCGCAAAAGACGTGAATAACCTCATTCCGTTTACAACAAAAGGAGTAGACTCCGAAAAAATATCTACTCCAATTTATGATGGAAGATGGAAGATGGATCCGATGGAAACAATTTCAATTTCCGAAGGGAGTTTCGGCTGCGAATTTAAGGCGTGGCGTGTGTTCGCTTACATGGCTAAATTTGAGAAACTTGTCCCTGCAAAAGACAGGGTGAAGTTTGAGAAAGTTGCCGAAGAAGGAACGCCAGTTCTTAATCTGACAGTACCAAAGAACATCGGAAAATTGCCGAAATGCGTTGGCAAAGATGAATTGCGCCCCGTAATGAATTACGTTTGCTATGACGTTGAACGTCATGCACTCGTTGCGACTGATGGGCACGTTTTATCTGTCGTTCACTGCGACTGCGAATTGTTGAGCGAAGAACACAAAACTTCGATGATATTGATTGACGCGTCTTTAATTAAAAAAGATGCTGAATTATCAATCTCAAAAACGGAGTTTGGGTATTGCACAAACAATATCGTTGTCAGTGAAATTAAATATCCAAAGTGGTACGCTGTTATTCCGCAATTCCATGAAGACGAAGGAATAAAATTCAGTAAAGAAGCATGGAGAGTGTTGCAAAAGACAGTGAAAGAAATATCAAAAGCCTGCAAGATGGAATATATTCATTTGTTCGCAGACGAAGGAAATAATTCTATCACTGTCAAAGGAGATAACATTGACTATAATATCACTCAGGAGAAGAATATTGAAGTTCCCTGCGTGATAAGGAAATCATTCCATGTCGCGGTAAATGCGAAAAACTTCGCTAAAATAGACGAAGCAGATTCGATGTGGATTCAGGGCGGTGATTACGCTCTTGGGTTCTCGTCAAACGAAAACACTTCTATTCTTATGCCTTCACTTGCTTCTGGTATTATCGCTGCAGATAAGAGAGAGAGAACGATTGATTTGCTAGAACTCTCTGGTATTATCCGCAAGGAAGAAGATGCGATTATTCCCGCTCCGAAAGCGGAAGTAAAAGAAGCGGAAGTGAAGCATCTCCCTGTGCCAGTTGTAAAATCTTTGCCCATACCAGTGGTGAAGGTAGAAACAATGCCGGTTGCAATTCCTTGCGAGATTACACCTATTGTCGAAAAACAAATCGAGGATGCAGAAATCGTGGAGGAAATCAAAAACGAACCGGAGGAAGTTGCAGTTACAGAAAAGAAATCTGTGAACGGAATTTCAGAAGGCGACTTTGTGTCGCTGAAAATCTTCTCTGGAGAGGAAATAATTGCAAAGGTGCTGACATTTACAGATAATGGGCGCGTGCGCTTATTCGTAAAGTCTTGTACGTTCAATTTCTCTCTGGACGAGATTAAACCAACTGACGCGAAGAAGAAAACATCTCCTACATGGCTGAAAGCCGGTAAAGCCCTGACAGACGGAAAATTTGTGAGCGAAATCACGAAAATAAATCGTTCGTCTGTAGAGTTTGCCGATGGCGAAACAAGGAAGTTACTCTATCTGCTAACAAACTGCCGCCCTGCAACTGAGGAAGAAAAATCTTCTGTTCAGGTCGTGACCGCGAAAGAAGTAGAGATGCAACCGAAGAAAGAACGCTTCTCGTGGATAAAGAAAATCATCCGCAAGGCTGCAATCTTCTCATTCTAAAAAAAAGTGCTGTGCTGGATAAAACTGGCACGGCATACAAACTCAAGAAATGTTTAACCTCAAAAAAATTACAATTATGTTTGAAATCATTAAGAAGAGCGCGGCAATAATGCCGACAGTGAGAGAAACAACAGTAGTGGATGACAACCGATTCTTCGACTGGGAGAAAAACAAAACGCAGGCGATAACGCTTGCGCAGTTAGAGCGCACACATCGCGAAACTGACGTGTACGGAAAACCTCTCCGCGAGATTCAGCACTACGAGTTAATAAACAGCGTTGTGAATATGTGCAACGAAGTGGGTTATAATGTAGAAATCTACGACCTCTTCGCAGCGCAGAACAAAGACCGCACGCAGCCAGGTGTCGTGAAACTTCCGCAGGTTGAAGCGCAATTCGGAGAAAACGCAATCGAAGCGCATATCTTACGCAGAGTGTACGCGAATATCCGAATTAAAGACTTTGACGATGAAGAAACGACCACAAACCTCGCAGTGGCCTATCACCAGCGCGGCATCCAGATTGGTTTCGGTCCAAACGTGAAAATATGCCATAACCAATGTATGCTCTCTCCGCAATATTCCGTTTCGTCATACGGTGAGAAAGGGATGAAGCGCGGTGATGGTATGCCGATTCAAAAAATGCTTATCGCTGTTCGTGAATGGCTTGTGAACGCGAAAAGTATTATTACGGCTGACCGCGAGAAGATTGAACGGATGAAAAATACAGAAATCTCCGCTGAACAGATAATCATGATGATTGGTATGCTGACCGCAATGAGAGTGAAAGTAGATTCATCTAACAAATCTATTCACGAAAACGCTGTCTATCCGATGAGCAACACGCAAATCAATCAGTTTACGGAAGATATGCTTGTCGCATACGCAGAACGAAGCCGCATCACAGCATGGGATGTTTATAACGCAGCAACGGAGTTGTACAAGGCCCCGAAGATGGATATTCCGAATATCCTGCCGCAAAATCGTGCTATGGTTACGTTTATGAATGACTGGCTCAATCTCTAAACTCTCTCGCTAAAGAAATGACTGGTGCTGAAAAGTGTCAGTCATTACAATTAGTTTTTCATGGTTTGTAATGTGTTTGTTTTTTTTGGTGTGGTCTGTGAGAACAGGCTGCACCTTCAAGAATTATTACTCATCAAAAAATCAAAAACATTATGCACAGTAAAATTTTTCAAATCACAAAAGAAAAACTTTCTAAAGAAGAGTATATTACCGAAAACACGTTTTACGACCACCTTCCAGAAGGTGCGGACTATGTTCAAAACCTCAGTAAAGAGGAAGCGGAAGCGTGTCTTTCATGGGTAGATGAGATGTTGAAAGGAATTTTCACTCGCAAGGGTCGTGAACTAACCTTTATTGGAGTTGAAACATTTATTGGGGAGTGGGTAGAAAAAATCAAAGAAAGCGCAAATGCGCTGACTGTTGAAAATATGAAAGATTCGCTTACTCTCTTTCGTCATAAAATGCTTTGCGAGAGGACACATAAAGATGTTTGGTTCCTCGTTTATCAAGGCGCAGATGGCGAAGAATACGCCGACTTCTTTGCAGACTTTATCTGGTATCTTCATGCAACGGAAGTTAAGAAGGGTACGAAGTTTTATATCGGTGGCATCGTTGATTATCACTTCTAAAAAAGAACTTCTTGCGGATTGATATTCGCGAGAAGTACGATTATTAACCTCAAAATTCAAAAGTTATGGAAATAAAAATCACGAAAAGAAAGTTGTTGTGGCATCAGTCAAACGACATGTGCTGCAACTGGTATTGGGAAGTTCGCGGTCACATCATCAACGATGCAGGAACACGTTACAAAAAGTTTGGTTTCGTTGTTCACTACGACTACGATGATATTGCAGAATGGTTTGAGCCAGAGAACGACATTTGTCCGGCTATCACGAAGAAGATGCACCGCGAATATCTTGACGAAATGATTTTCTGCTCTTTCACCGACTACATCAAGTCTTACGATGATTGCAAAGTCTTCTATGAGCTTTGCCGTGAAAGTGTCGAGCATTACAGCAATATTTTGGGGCGTTGCGCCTGAAACTTTCTCACCGTCTGGAAGTACGACAACCTCCAGACTGGCTATTATTCACCAAAATTCAATTATTATGAAGACTTTAGAATTGACAAAAGTAGGCGAACATTACATGGATGGTGGTCTCTACAAAGACAAAGACGGAAAGTATTACGTTGATTGCCACCGCGAACCAAAAGATGATGGAGTGTCCGATGTTTACACCCTGTCACCATCCAACGAGCCAGACGGAGAGCCTGAGCGTTTAATTCATTGCCACATCAAGATTCTCAACCCAATGACGGAGAGCGAGAAAAAGCAGAAACTTTTTCAGTTTGAGTACATGATGCTTTCCAGACTAAATGACGATGCTGCCGCATACTTTGGTCGTCACGGAAACGAGGAAGAGGACAAATGGGATTGCAGGTATCACAATGAGCATAACATTTGGGGAAAAGACATTGAGAGTCATATTGCCGAAATGAAAAAACTTTGGCAAAAGATTCCGTCAGACATCAAGCCCGAATGGTGTACCTGGGAGCAGATTTTAGAGTACGAAAGAAAAATCTCTGCCTAAAACGATGGGGAGCGCAACAACTCCCCATCGTACCAATGAACCAATAAAATCAATTTATGGAAGAAATCAGACTAACAGCAGAACTGAAAAAGAACTGCGAAACGAACCGAGAGAAACTTTCTAAACTAATGAAAGTGTATGACCTTTGCATACTTGGCTACGACATTCAAGAGCAAAGATGCAAAGATGTTTACAATAAAGTTTTGTCAGAAAACGAGTTCTACGCAAAACGTGACTGCGGACGTTGTGAAGTCAAAATTGGCGAGAGGATAACAGACGAAAAGTTTGACTTCCTCCTTTCTGATGAAGACTTTGACCGTCTGAACGCTCTGGCTATCCCAATCTTTGTAGCCGAAGGCGTAACCGATGAAAACGGCTACTTCGTTGAAAACTGGGTGACTAAAAAAGTTCATGCTCGCAAAGAATTGGTAGAGTTTATTATCCAGAACATCGTACCAAACGAAATGCGCGAAAAGTTCTGGGAAGTAAGACGCAACATTGTGCAAACAGATAAACTTATCTCAATCATGCGCTCAGTCGCTTAACTGCAAAACTTCTGTGGCCCTTGCCGACTACGGAAGTGCGATTATCCATCCCATCTGAAACCGAAACTTTCAGATGGGAACAATGATATTATTCACTCTAAAAATTATGAGACTATGAAAGAAGTAAAAGTTAAACTCTACAAGTTCGAGGAACTTTCTGATGAAGTCAGGAAGTCAATCATTGACAAAGAGCGTTGGAATGTCGGCTACGGTACTATGGATGGTTACGCAAGCGATTACAAAGGTACGCTTAAAAAGTTTTCAGAACTGATGGGTGTCAAAGTCCACTATGAAGTTGACTATTGCGGCTATCATTTCTCTTTCGACTTTCAAAACGACTACGCCTTCGGAAACTATTGGCTCGACTATTGTATCTCTCACGAAGAATGTACTGGAAAACTTCTCAGGCGTTGGCTGAACAACAACTTTATGCCGTATGCACTTAACGCAAAGAAGTATTACAAGTACGATGCAGGCTACAACCGCGAGAAACACCGTTGGAACAAACAACGTTTCTCAAAGATTCAGCGTGAAAGTTGGGACAACTGCCCGCTAACTGGCATGTGTTACGACTATGAAGTAATGCAGCCGATAGTCGAAACTCTGGCGAAACCTATCAGCAAAAGTTTCTCTCTTAATGATTTGGTTGAAAAATGTCTTAACCAATTCTTCAGTGCATGGCACAAGGAGTATGAATATTGGTGCGACACGGATTCAGCCATCGAGGAACAACTCACGGACAAGAACGAGGGAAGCCTTTTTTTCGAGGACGGAACGAAGTTTGACGGTATCTACGAAGATGCAGCCTAACTAACTTTTGTGGAGGTGACGCTCCACGAAAGTACGACTAATCAATAAATAATCATTTAATCAACAAAAAATCATTATGGCTAAAAAGATTGCAGGTAAGGAAAGACCTTACGATTACTATGAGTTTAAGTGCATCGTCGAGAAACTTGCTCGCGAGGCTTGTGTTCCAGCTATTGATGAACTTGATTACTTTGACTCTTGCAGGAATTACAATGCAACGGAGTATGGAGTTATCGATCGTGACGATTACGAAATCTTTTCTCAGACACGTTACGGTAACTGTGAGGGCATCTACTCAGACTTTTACCTCAGATACGGCGACACTGAAAAGAGAGTAATGGTTGCAAAGAACCTTTCTCGTGACGATTTTACATTTGTCAAAATGCACATCTTTGCCGCTCAGATAGTTCTGATTGCAAACAAGTACATTGAAAAGAATCAGGATGAATTTAACTGGAGAGGTTTTGACATATCTTATCTCAAAGAAAGCGGGAAAATCATACCTTATATGTGGTGCGGAAAGATTGAGAACACAAATAAGTATGTTCAAGAACTTCTGGCAAAGGACGATGTAGAGAAAGTGTTTATCCGTGACAACGCAACTCGCAAAGTCACGGAATGTCCAAAGAATAAGCAATCATAGTTTGCTAATTTTAGCGTGTGTTCGGGTGTAGTCATTGAAAGATGACTGCACCTTCTATCTTAACCAAAACTTTTCAATTATGATTATCACAAGAGAAACAAAAGAGAGATTCGTTAAGATGCTCTCAAAGAAACAGATTGTAGTTGTCTGGCATAGACTTTCATCAAAGTCAAGCACCAGGAACTATAAGTTTATCGGTATGCAGAATGGCATGAAGTGGGATTTTACCTACACTATCATTGAAGCTACGGGATGCAAAACAAACGGAGAAAGCGGTTTTTGTGTCGCTGCAAGAGACTGGAGTTCAGACTATCTCGTTGAGAAGACTTTGAAATCTTTCAAGGAAGAAGGCATCAAGGTTCCTAAAAATGTTTTCGAGAATGTTGACGATTATCTTGCACACTTCGGAATGTAACTCTTTCGGTGGTTGTGAACCGAACTTCACAACCACTACGATAACTTTTAATACTTACAATTATGGCTATAATAAACAAAGAAATCATCACTAATCAGGTGAAGCGCATCAACGAGAAAGCGAAGACTGATTTGCGGCTCGGAAGAAAGAACGGAACTTGGTATCTTTACACATCAAGCAACGGAACAGAATTTCCTCCTTATCCTTTTAGTCGAGTGAACACGCACAGAACTTCCGCACAGATGATTGAGTATCTTGCAGGTTTGGAAGATGCCATCAACTACTTTCATAGGCAGAAGGTGTAACAACCTCCTGTCTTTCCAAAACTTTTAATTCAAACAATTATGGAAATTAGGAATTGATAAGCCAAGAGAATACACATTTGACAAAGAATCTTTCGATGCAGCAAACTCAATTAGCGAGTATGTTGAACTGATAAAGCAAAAAGGTCTATTATTATGAGTTGGAAACCATGCAGAGGAAGCGGAATCATGTTTGACGATGCTTTCAATCGGGAAATAAAGTATCGTAGTCTTTTGATTGACTACCAATACAAACCTGTCGGATTTATGCAACATTCCAAGACATATTATCATTGGCTGGTTGCAGAAAGAGATTTGCAAAAGTTCAACTTCCCAAGTTCAGCAAAGTCTCTTGAACAACTCTACGGGCAGATGATACCACCATCTACCCTCAAGAGTCTTGAGCAGCACAAGCATCTTTGCTACAAACCACTGCAAAGACTTATGCCTTAGTTCTAAAGAGTTGGGCTTAACACCCCAATTCTTTCCTATTCACCAAAATTCAATCATTATGGAAAAGTATTTAAAAAGGCTATGCAAAGCAATTCTCGAAGACAGATTCAACGACGAGAATTACAGAAGAAGAAATTCGTGGTACGGTCGTGAAATCGAGACACAGCCATTGTTCTGTTCCTATGGAACAACCGGATTCACTGTTTCGGTCTATGACTTGAACGGAAGTCATTTCTGTGATGTAGAATGGGATGGAGATTTAGGTAAACTCACGATTGATGAAGAACCGTGGAAAGACTACATCAATGAACTCTATCTTGAAGACTTTGACATCACATCAAACGGCAACGGAGAACTTGAGTGCTATACTGATGCGGGCGAAGACATGATAATAACGCTTGACAAAGTACGGAAAAAGAATCTGCAAGAGTACATTGACAACTTCGACATCAACGAAAATGTTCTTATGTGGTGGCAGAACGGACAGCGTGGTAAAGGCGTGCCGTTCAACAATGTGAAAGAACATTACGAAGACTACGAAGCCTATCTGGAAAAGTTGCAAAAAGCATGTGAAAAAATGCCCTACTAATCCACCAACTCCTTACGCTATGAAAAACGTATGGAGTTCGATTAACTTAACATTTAAATATATGGGTACAATTCAAGAAACAGCAATGGACTTTATGCACAGAAATGAACATAATTTCTATGCGATTGGTCTGAAAGTAAGACTACGCATTTTCGGCAACGAAATTGACATTGAAAGCATTTGGTATTCAGACAAGGAAGACAAGATTTACATTCACGTCTGCTGCTTTGAATTTGAAGGAGATTTGGATATAGATTCTCTTTCTTGCGAAAACAAATCTATCCTCCAAAAAGCAATGGAGTCAAAGATTTAACCCAACCCATCAACTCCCTACGTCCTGACCAACGTAGAGAGTACGATAAATTCTAAATCTTACAATTATGAACAACTATCAGAAAAGGAAAGAAACTGCCCGTCAGAAAGCCATCGACTGGCAGTCAGAAGCAAGCGAACAGAATTTGTCCTACGGAGAACTTGCAGAAATCGGAAACTTCTTCTACAAGCTCGGAAAGCGTTTCGGACTTCTCAGAGAGTTCCGAGAGAACGCTATTCCCTGCTGACACTCTCTTGGTAAGTACGATTTATCCCGTACTTGCCTCCATAATGTCTAACTCTAAAATTCAGTTATTATGGAAAGAAAAGATTATGCAGACAAGTTTCGTGACATCAAGAACGAAATTCTAAACGAAATCCGTGAGCTCGTTCCAAGAGACAGCGCACACCATTTCAGTGAAAATTTCTACGTCCACTACATTGAGGGCGAAGTTGCGACAACAGAGATTTGTTCAGCCGTTGAAGTATGGAGTGATGGTATGGTGGCGTTCATCGTACATCGTGACACAACCGCGAAAGATGAAGTCATTGAGGGTGAAACGGTGTTCGGTTACGACTCCGATTCATTCCTTGACATTCTCGACCACTTGAAGAAAGACATTCGGGAAAAGAAACTTTCGCACCTGCGAGAAATCGTTAAGAAACATGAAGGGAGTGTCGATTTTGACGGAACTTTCGACTTCATCATTCATAATAGTGGTGACGATTATATCTGCCAACTGACTGCGCTCCGAATTGCAAAAGACGGAAAGCTCGAAGTTGACGACATCTGCGATGGCGACAAGTTCACGAATCCAGAGGAGGAACTTTCTGACAAAGACCTCGACAAACTCATTGCCTATGTTGAAAGTAAGACCAAACGAAAGTTTGTGGTTCGCGTGTCCGGCTCGTTCTCTCGCACATTCGACATCGAAGCATCCACCTATGAGGAAGCATTGGAGTTTGCAAAAACAGAATGGAAAGAAGATGCACCTCTTTGTCCTGATGATTCCAACGGTGAAGATTGGGAAGATTACACCTCGGTTGCTCACTAAACTCTCACTCAGACCATTTTCGTACAACCACGAAGATGGTCACTATTTTTTAACCAATAAACATTTTCAATTATGACTATCGCATTTTATAAAGTTGACAACTCGCTCAACTATGAGAGACATGAGTTTGATGCCGACAGACCTGAGACCATCATCGAGAAATTGCAGAGACTTCCAGACGAAGAAGTGAAGTTCTACAATGCCGACCGATATAATTGGCGGTCGAAACAACCTACACTTGCTGACTTTGAGGCAGACTACAATGACGAAGTACTTGACGGAGGTTGGTGGTGTATCATCATCAACGACCAGCCAAAAGAAGAAAAGAAGCAGACTCTCGAAAAAATGGTTTCCAAACATGCCTACGATGAGATTGTTTCAAAGGTGAAAGTGCAAGTCGGTGAGGAATCTTTCGACTACATCTTCCCTGCTGTAAAGAAAGCCCTCGAAGAGGGTTCCGGCAAAGTCCGCGAGGAAATCCTTATCAACTGGCTCAACTGCGACTCCATGAGAGTTTGTACATATTGCGGCAAAATCATGGAAGAAGGATGGTATCTGAATTGCAACGGCTACGCCTGCTCTGACGAATGTGCTGCTGAAAGCGAGGGTATCACGATGGAACAGTTTAAAAAATGGCGTATCTACAAAGATGATATTGTCTCATATCTCGAAGATGAGAACGAAGGTCGAAAGATTGAAGACCTCACAAAAGAAGAATGTGACGAAATCATTGACGAGATTGCCGACGATCTCGACTACTATTACACAGAGTGGTACTAAACTTTATCTGTGAGCAGTTTTGCGACTGCTTGCAGAACAGTACACCAAATATTAACTCAAAAAACTCAAATTATGACTGCTTACACCAAACAAATTGAAGCCTTAAAACAGGCTATTCCCCTTTGCAGAGAGGGAGGACTTGAAAGTGTTATTCCGTACATCACCCATCAAATAAGATGGATGGTAGAGAATGACTATGAACTCGGACCTATCAAATAAGATAGAGCCGCAACTCCGCGAATTATGTTACCCTGAATAATATCGAGGTAGCATACAAATGTTTCACTTAAAATACAATCGTTATGGAAATCAAAACAAAAAGCGGAATTGAAGTAGTCAACAAGAAAACTGCCTACGGAAAGTGGGTAATTGGCTACACGCAGACAGATGCGTGGTCTGGGTGGTACACAATATCTCAAATCTGGGATAAATACAAGACCAGAAACCAGATGGATGTTCGTGGAAAGCGTGGGGAGAAATTTGCGGGAAGTTCTTTCACAAGTAAAAAGGCGGAGTAAAACCCCGCCGTAAATCCTCGCATTGCTGCGACATCTACAAAAGTAGAAATTGAGCTATTAAGTTCGTTTCAATCCACAAGCCCTTTCGGAACTTGACAGGTGCAAATATAAAGAGAAATCTTCTTTGCACCACAATACTCAATAAAATTATAACATTTAATAACAATTTTTTCTTTACAAATTCTATGATAAAACCTTATTATCCGCCCTCATGGTGTAAGCCTGGGGCAAGGTTTATGATTAAAAGTGCCATATTTGGCACTATTATCGCAGTGGTGACAGATGTGTCACAGTACGCATTTTCCTACACTCACGAAAACTGCTTTGGAAGGTATTACTGCTCTATACGCAACGATACCGCATATAAGTTGGCGTGTTTGGGTGAGATAAGGAAAGTCTGAAAATAAATCAGAGCGGGTAGGAATATCGGCTCTGACACACAAAAATCTTATTTATTTTACCTAACTTTGTAAACCCAAAATTATGAATTATGAAAAAAGAAGAAGCACTGCTTATTCCTGAACTGTGCATTGACGTTACTCCAGCCGTAGAGGATGCTTTCTATGCTTTCAGAGAGATAGAAAGCGCAAAACTAGACCAGCGTCTTGCTGAACTGCCAGACGATTATGTGGGGGGCGATGAGGTTGCAGACCGGCTTATGAAAGAGTTTGAAAAGAACATCGCTCATGCAGACGCAGCGAGGGAACGGCTAAGAAAACTCCCTGTAAAAGAGCAGCACGAAGCGATGCTAACGGCTTTTCAGATGATAGAAAATATCGAAAAGTACGGTGTTCCATGTGTTCAGTGGTGTGATGAATAAACACCAGACCTCAAAAGAATGATAGTCTTTTGGGGTTGCTTTAATCTAAAACTCAAAAAATTATGGAAGAAAGAAGAAGAATTATTGGAAAACTACTGTATTCCTTCGGAATACCTTACGAGGATTTAAGGGGAATAGAGGGCGCAACCGTTACTCTGTTTAAGTTCAAACCTCGGATAGGGGTGCGTATTTCAAAGATACGCAACCTAAAAGACGAGTTCGCGGTGGCTCTCGGCTTGCAGTCTGTACGCATTATTGCACCGATGGCAGACGGAAGCGTTGGTATTGAAGTGCCTAACAAAGAAAGGAAAATACTTCATAGTGAAGATGTGTTTAACTCGTGGGAGTACATCAATACACCTATGAAACTTCCTCTCGCGCTGGGAAAGACTGTAAAAGGAGAGATATTTATGGCTGACCTTACTGAGATGCCACACCTGCTTGTAGCAGGTGCCACAGGGCAAGGTAAATCAGTTGGTCTGAATGTTATCATTGCATCGCTGCTTAACAAACTTTCTCCAGAGGAAATGAGACTTGTCCTCATAGACCCGAAGCAGGTTGAATTTGGGGTTTACTCCGAACTAGAACAGTCTTACCTTGTCACACCTGTTATTACGGAAATGGAAGAAGCCAGTAGGATATTGAAATCACTGTGCGAGTTGATGGAAGAGCGTTACTCTATGCTCCGCGAGAAGTGCGTCAGAAACATTAGCGAATATAATACTTTGCTATCCGTTGAGAAGATGCCGTATATCGTCACCGTCATAGATGAGTATGGCGATCTCGTGATGCAGCGTGGAGGGCGCGAAATAGAATATTCTATCTGCCGTATCGCACAGAAAGCGCGTGCAGTTGGTATTCACATGGTGATAGCCACTCAGCGACCTGACACAAAGATTATCACCGGCACAATCAAAGCGAACTTTCCTACCCGTATTTCTTTCCGTACCACCACAGGTACTGACAGTCGTGTGGTCTTAGACCAGATGGGAGCAGAGAAGCTTACTGGCAAGGGTGATATGCTCTACTTTTCTGGAGCAGAAACTACTCGTGTACAGTGCGCCTACACCGACATCTCGGAAACAAAAGGACTGTGTGAGCGTATGCGTACAAAGTACCCCTTTGTTGCTAAACTGGAGTTGCCTCAAACCTCCATACAAATCCCTGTGTCGCGTGGAGGTGTAAGTCAGGAAGAATGGCAATTCCTGCAAGAAGAGCGACTTCGCATCCTTAAAAGACATGAAGAAGAATGGAAGCCGAAAATCCTTGCTGCCGAAGCCGAAAGGAAGAAAAGGGAAGGTGGCTGTTAATTCAGTCACCTTCTTCATTTAATAACCAAAAAAAACATCAATTATGACAGAAGTATTATCATTTGAACAAGAGTTTACACGCCGTCAGCCTGGACGCGTACAAATCATACGTTTTATGCGAGAGGCGATTGGTGTGAATGAAGTAGAGTGGTCTGATCTTACGCGTATCAATTTGATAAGCGTAGCAGACTATATTAAAGACCGTGTGTCGGCAAACACAGCGGTTGTATATTTTGCTGTTCTAAAGGCGTTTCTCGGCACTTTTACGGATGAAGGTATAATCCCTTGCTCCGACCCGAAAAACGCGCTTAAAGCGAAAAAAGCACCACAACAAAACGTAGCCTTGACCGAAGATGAAATGAACCGTATCGTAGAGTACTACAAAAAAGAATACCGCAATGCCAGTACAGCAGAAAGGAATGTGCTGACACTGTTCCTTATTGAGTGTTTCTGCGGTGCGCGTTCATGTGACGTGGAAGTAATTACACCTGCGAACATTACAGGCGGAAGACTGATATATGTATCAAAAAAGACAAAGGTTCTGGCGCAGGTGCCAGCACACAAAATGCTACCGATGCTCTTAAAAAGGAAACCTCACTGTGAGTATTCAACAATGACAAAAAACCGCATAATCAAAAGCGTGGCAAAGAAATGTGGAATAACCACACCAATCACGATATATTATCGCGGAAAAATGCAGACAAGGCCGAAGTACGAATACTTAGGTACACACACTGCAAGAAGAACCTTTGCAAGCATACTGGCCGCAAAAGGTGTTCCTATAATGGAAATATCACAATATATGGGACATACAAATATTTCCATGACCGAGCATTACATCAAAGTAGATACCCAGAACGCTTCACCAGAAGCAATGAAGTTTTTTGGAAGATAACCAGAAGGTGCCACTTTGTTAACTCAGAGTGACACTACATTTTTATCGGTGGAATAATCACGCGCCACTGATTAGGATGCCTTCTATAACCATTAGTGTACCAGTTGTTGTATATTGTAGCCATCCTATTACATCCTTTTGGATTTATTCTTGCCATTTGCTGCCACCCTAACGCAGCGTAGAATAAATCACAATCCCTCTTAAATCCAAACAAACTCACAGCCTTATCCGTATCTTTTAGCCTCTTGTAATCGGGGAACCAGACCCTTAGAAACCTGCAAACCTCCTTAATCAAGGGACAACGAAGGGTCGATGGTTCGCAATCCCAGACCTTCCGACCGATGCCACCCGACGTACACAGAGCCATCATTAAAAACCTGAAACGCTCATCATTATCATTTATATCAAGCAAATAGCAAAATCTCTCGTGGCCAAGAGCCTTGTATTTCTCGCAAAGTGTATAAAATCGCGTGCCACCCTTTGTCAGGTTGTAAATCTTGTCGTATAATTGTGATATTTTCAGGTAGGTGCATTTGCTATAGCCTACAAGCGTATTATCCTGCTCTCTGCCGACCGAGAGGTACGTGAACATTCTGTCTTTTAACCACTGCGCAGGATGCTCGCCGATGATAGAACGCATATCCTGCACTTGCTCATATACATTATTGTCTGCGCTCATTAGTAAGGTGCTGAAAAGCGCAAGTTCTCTATCGTGCGGGTCCTGATAATAATCTCCTATCATCAAAGGCAGCAGAGGTATTTCTCCAACTATCTTGAATTGTTCGGCTATCTTATGTAGCCACGGAAGAAGATGTTTCTCTGCATAAAAAGTGAAATAACGGGAGATCGTCTTGACCTTCTGTATCGCCCTCTTTTGCTTTAAGATAGCCCCTTCTAAACTCTCCTTGTCAATCATATCGCTCAAACCAGTTCTATGTATGATAAATTATATCCTCTTACAGCCCTGCCTTTCTTTATTGCTGTATAAGCTGCTTTGTATGGTATCGAAAGCACCTTACAACACTGGTGAAGGCTGCTAAAGACCTCACCAGTCTCAGCAACCTTCACCCTTCTTAACGATTTCTTTTTGTTTTGTTTTTTGAGCGCAGGTTTTATCAATATCTCTTTTGAAACTTCATGGTAGTCCGACAAGCGGTACACTTCGACCTCGCACCCTTTATATATCGCCTTTATATACGGTATTTCCGCAATGTCGTTAGAGTAGTGTGTACCTACACACTTACCACCAATAAAGCAATATACAACATATCTGTTACTCTTACTCATCCCAAAAGAGTTATTGATTTACTACATTCTACAACACCTCCACAAAAGATGTCTTTTTTATACCCTCACACTCCATGTCTTGCAAACCTTGTTTCATGTATTCCTGAGTCGCTTTTTCTGCGCCCGAAACATCATTTGCGTAAACTCCTATCTTATACTTTGTCTTTTTCTCTGTTCCGTTTTCATTGATGAAAATATCGGCAAGCGTGGCAAGGTATATCGCCTCTCCATCTACACCTTTTGGCTCATTTGCAAACTCGCGTATCTGACTGCGCTTCACAGCCACGACATCGCACTCTCCGTTAAACAACTCCATTCCCTTCTGTTCGGCCTCGGCAAACAGTTCGCAGTCTTTTACAATGTAGTTGTCTGCCACTTCCTTGTCATTCCCCTTCGCATCCTGGATGGTATGCTTCACTTTAACTTCGTAATACATAACTTGTTGGTTTTTAGTTGATTAAAATTTATATTATTTTACACTCCAGTCTTGTGTCGGAAACTCTAGTTCCGCCTGCTCGCATTTCTTATTCTTGTCGGATGTATAATAAATCCAGTCTAACACAGTCTTACCTTTATATCCCTTCTCCCAAACGAACCACGCATAGCTCACCGCACTGCTTGTATGTTCTTCAAAATTACCGTTCTTACTACATATCAGCCTGCGCACGAACTGTAGGACAAATTTAGGTGGATTGATAGAATATATATCGTTATATCTACCCTGTCCTTCCGCAAATGTAGTCTTTACAAACATACACACATAGTCACCTTTCTTTAGTAATTTTAGTGCGTGTACGATATATTCCGCAGCATACTTGTATGGTGGGTTGGTAAGTATGCAATGCACCTCCGATGGCACTTCTGTCTGCTCAAAGAAGTTTACCCCGCCGACACCATAACCACGCTCTACAAGGTCGGATGATATGACATTATATCCACGTTCCTCCAGTCGTTTTGATAAGTGCCCTTCACCGCAACTCGGTTCCCATATAATACCAGGCAATTCCATATAGTCCAGAAGTGCATCTATCGCTTTGGGGTCGGTGGCATAGAAATCATGCTGCTCCCTCTCACCTTCTGTATGGTTACTCGCACCGATCATCTTAAACCATGAGTACCACTTGTCAGTCCAGTCTTTATCGTTTTGTTTCATGTATGCTGTATATCACCCTTAGTTTTTTATCACCCCACCACCATAAGGGTAATGGGGCAATACTTATGCTCACACTCCCTTAATCAACGCAGTCAAAGTAAGATGCAGGTTACGGTTCGTTTGCTTTAACGCTGCGACCTTTACTTGTGCCTCCGCGATGCTCAACTCCTTTTTGTCTATCTGACCGAGGAAATCACTTAAATACACATGGGCTGGTTTGCCCTGAATCCTGTTAAAATCTGAAAATTTGCTCATCTGTATATCAACTTATTTATAGGTAATTAACATCAGTACTGGCTTGGCGTGTAGTGGCAACCGGCTGTATATCACTCTTATTTGTAATACCATGTGCCCTGCTGCACCGGAAATACTTTGGCTGTATATCACCCTTATTTGTAGATGATTAACACCAAATTCCGTATAATCGCCTGCGTCATAAATATTTAGGTGATTTATGGAGTGATAAAATCCTCCATTTAAGGCACTACAGCGTACCCGTTTATATTGTTTTTATTCTTTGTCTACAACAAGTTTAACACCTGCCATCTTACACTTGTAGGCTATCTTCTCCTTAAACCCATAGTAACTCCAGTTGCGCAGGACAAACGGCTCGCCGTTCTGGTTGTCTTCTTTGGCTTTGTCTTCACGCCTTGTCTGGTCTAATAGCATCAGTTTGCCACATTTGTGCTTCACAGCTAAATTTACCAGCATACGACTATAGGTGTGGAGTTTTGTGTCTACATAATTATTCTCCTTGTTGTGCCAGCGTTCTATTGCCTTGCACTTCGCTTTTCTTCCTTTGCCACCCACCGAATAACGGTTGTTTATCTGGCACCTTCGCACTGCTTCCTGTATCTGACGACGACGGTAGTTAAATTCTTCTTTTGTGCCGATCTCAAAAACTTTTGGACCACTGTCATACTCTCGCGCCGTTTTTACATCGCAGGTACATACTACTGGGTTCATTACGCCTAAGTAAGCGTAAAGCGTTTTATCTTCGTTGAGTTTGTTTTCTTGTTTTGGTATATCCACGCAAAGTAGAAAGTATATCTTTTTCCCATCCACCTGAATACTGGAGGTACACATTTTATATTCACCACTTACCACTCGCTCAACTATCAGCCGATTGCCGCTCCTATCCCTGCCGAAGCGCATTTGAAAGGGTATATTCATCACCTCAAAGAAACAACCTGTGCGCTGCTCCCCATCACCGCCTGTATATTCGGCGAAGCGCAGATTTTTATAAAGCGAAGCCTTGAGAGGTATCGGCATATTGCTTTTGTATGAGCGTAATGACTTATTCCACATACCTTTTTTACGGTCATCTGCATACATTTTTTGTACGTTTTGCAGAACACTGGGTATCATACCCATATAAGCATTACCTTTAAAAGCCTCGCTTGCTGCTACATACGGAGCGTTCTGTTTAGTCGCTTTCTGGCCTTTACAGCCAAGGTATTCTATTTTCTCCTTATCTTCGGCACTAAGGTATGGCATTGTGTTATCTAAGGCAAACAAATGACTAACCGCCATGTTTGCCACTTTTACTGCCACATCTCTATTAGCATAAAGTCTGTCATAGTATGCCCTACGTTGGTCTTTATCATTCTCACAGATAAAAACCTCAATTTTGCGTGTTATTACCATCGTTATATTTGTTTTTTGTACTACATAAACCCTGCTGCATACACCCCCAACACTCGTATTATCTACAGGTGCTCAATGGCATACTGCTTGCGGAGCTCGGCTGCATACACCCCCAACACTCGTATTATCTACAGGAGGTATTTCATAAGTAGTTGATACTCTTATGTTAAGGCGGTGCAGCCCGCCCGAAAAGTTATATCGTTTCCTTCCATCCTTTATTCTCTCCCCCTTAAATCGTCACCCTGAAAGCAAATGTCCTTTGTCAGAACACGCAATCTGCTGACGGTGCGTATATCGTATCTCGCTTCAAGTGAAGGTATGTCTGGTATAACATTGCCCGCTGCATCCCTGGCTATAGTCTTGCGCAGGTTAGTTGTCAGAACAAGCAGTTTATTATGCCGTTCCGCTTCATCCACAAGCTCAGAAAAGTACTTATGTGTGGTACCATATACCTTTACATTGTCCTCCTGCCCTACATCATCAATAGACAAGAGTTTATATTGACTGATCTCACTGTATTTCTCATTCAATTCGCGAGAGGTAAAACATGGTATTATTTTCCGAAGGTAATACTCAAAGATTACAGGTATTATCTTCTGCGCAATCAAAGTCTTACCTCTTCCACAACTCCCATACAAAAGCAAACCTTTACCTTTGTTATCCGAGAGCCACTCTACAACCTCTTCATACTCTGGCTGCCATACGGCACGCTCACCGAGAAAATGATACAAACCGCGCATAAGAAGATTTCGGGCATCGGGTATCTTAAAATGTACCGTGCTTTCTCCTGTCGCCCTGCCATCAAATATTCTTTGATGTTCTGTCTGTGCCAGTTCCGTTAAATTCTTTATCTTTCTTACCATTTGTCGTTGTCGTACATATTTGGTTTGTGTTGTAGGTTCATCGCACTCTCGATATTAGAAGTAATACCTTTGCTTTGCTGACCTCTATCCATGTTATTATTCGCCCATCTTGCCAGTCTGAGATTTGTGTCCCATGTGCGCTGTTGTTCAAAACGCATCCTTGTGTGTGACTTGTTCGGCTCAGTCCAGTAGTCAAAAAACTCTCTCACCATCGCCTTGCCATACTTATTAACGTATGGAACAAGGGAATTATAGAAACGCTGCTTCCGACCTTTAATATCCGCATTACCTGTGCTAGGTGTGTCGCAGGGTGTGTCGGTAGGTGTGTCGCAGGGTGTGTCGGTAGGTGTGTCGCAGACCCCCTCTAACTTATTGTCACCTTGCAAGTTAGGTGTGTCGCAGGGTGTGTCGCAGGGTGTGTCGGTAGGTGTGTCGGTAGGTGTGTCGGTAGGTGTGTCGGTAGGTGTGTCGGTAGGTGTGTCGCTAATGGTTGTTTCGTTATTCTCCGACCTCCCTATATACAACCCTTGACCGTCTATCTTTTTTAAGAAACGCCTGACTTTAGATACAGTCCAGTTCAACTCCAGTGCAAGTGTACGAAGTGTTATTATCGCACTGCGCTGTTTATTATCAGCAAGCATTAAAAGATATAACAATGCACCACGCTCATCGTTGCTCTTACATACTCTGAGTAGCGTTCTTGGCACTTGTATATATCCTTTTAATGTTGCCATGCGTATCGCTTTTTAGAACGGCAGATCGCTCTCGTTCTCTATTGTATTTTTTGTCGTAGCTTGTGACTGTTCCTTTCCGAAAGACTTCGGCTTGAAGCGCGAACCGATATAATAGCTCAATCCTTCTTTGCGGTCGGCCTTCTTACAGTCGGCTTGCAGATAATGAGTGTTGCCGTGGTCGTCTGGCTCCTTGCGTTCGTGCAGGGTGACATAAATAAGTGCGTGCTGACCGTCCTTGAAGTCGGCCATGTTAAATAACTCCCTGTGCTGCTTCCATAAGCGGCACAGAATAGTAAAATCTATTGCTCCTGAATAAGTTGCCATTGTTTTGTTATTTGATTATTGCCTGAGTTTCGTTAAGAGTGCCCAACTGTATCTTGATATAGTTTACTGCGAGAGTGATACGCTCTTTGAGGAACTTCACATCATCCTCGTTACGATGTATGCGCAGCACCTTTAACTGCTTGCTCGGTGACACATACGGGCAGTATGAAATGAAGTCGCAGAAGTCGGTTTCAGTGACAATCATATTATTTACACACTGCCAGTAGTATTGCTCATCATTCTCCTTTATATCCTCTGCCGTGGTGTAAAGGAAGTGCTGGAGGTGCTTTTCAAGCGTGTACGGGCACTTTATCTCAATGCAGCCAGGCTCATCCACGATAATACCGTCGGGCGAACCTCCGCAGAGGTTAGGGTATCTGTCGTAAGGAATAAACCCTGCCTCGCATACCTCGTAGCCCATCGTCTCTGCATATCGCTCGCGTGCCACTGGCTCCATATCAACGCCCCACTGCGTAGCGCGAGTGCTGTAATTGCGCAGTTCGATGTATTCTTCAATTATATTCTGCGAGAGCACATCATCGGACCATAACGGCATACAGTTCTCCATCACCTTACGATTGAGGTAGGAGAAGGTGGTGTCGGAGAATGGCACCACCTTTGTAGTGACGCGGGACTTAGGGTTGGCGGCTTTGTGTTCCGCCAACTCCTCGTCAGTCATGGGCACCTTCCTGTCCTTTGTCAGGACGTATATCTCACTGGAGGTAATCTTGCCCAGCCGGGCAGCGTACCAGTCCTTGGTTCTCTGCTCCATCATTTTTTACCTTTCTTTTCGGGCTCTGCACCGAAGAGGTTGTCAGGTTGTTTGACTTCCTCGGCCACCGCCTCCTGCACATTGTTATTGTCGGCATAGTCGGGCTCAAAGGTGTCAATCTGCAAGTCCTCGTCGCTGATGCTCTCTGGCTTGACTACCGCCTGGTCGAACCTCACCGCCTGCTGGATAGCCACAGATTTAGGAGCATACTTAGAAAACAGGGCTTTCAGCACCGTTTTGCGTGCCATTGCGTCAAAGTCGGATTTCCACGGTGACAAAGTGCTTCCGCGATATGCCTGCGAGAACCGCTTTGCATGGGCCTCCACTTCATCCTTAGACCAGTAGATGGTCTTGGAGAAACCATTTACAAGGTCTATGCGGGCCATATAGCCGATAACCTTATCACTCTTCTTAGCATCCTCGTCAAACTCATACTCACCAGTGAACTTGTTCTTCTTGGTGAGCTGGCCTTCATACACCACCTCGTCTATAATGTTCTTAAACTGGCCGCTGCGCTCTGCAAGTTCAATTAAACCCTTATACCCCAACTGAAATTGCGCCTGACCTTTGTAGGGTACTATATAGGCCAGTCCGAGAGTAGGGATAACAGGAAGGTCGAGTGTTGCCGCCACCATTGCCGAGCCGAGGATAGTCATAGGGTTGGCCTGTCGCAGCATAGAGTTGCCGTTAGCCACACTGATAACACTTGACACGAACGATGCCGCTTTCTTTTCCGAGCCGAGCACGTCGTTCAGTTTCTTCATCACTGCTCCGCTGTTCATAAGCTGCTGGAGCGTCTGCGGCTGTCTGGCCGCTGTCATTTCATTTGCCATATTCGTTATTCTTGATAAGTTTGTTTCTTATCAGCCACAACCGACGGGCGACATTATACTCCTTTGTAGATGGGTTGTGTGCCTTGATAATATCTATGGCTTTCCCTGTAAGCGAACACAGAGTATGCCAGTCGGTCTTGCTGATATTGATTTTCATAATTATCCGATTATTGCCCCCAGGCAGAAGCATATATATCCTGCTGCGATGATAACTACTGCCACGAGAAAGTCCTTAATTGTATTCATAATATATCTGATTGGTTTATTGTGCTTTTCTTATTACTTTAAGAGAAGTTACCTTATTTTGCTTTCTCTCAATATATTGCACGAGCGACCTGTCTTTGAATACAAGCCTTTTACCCACCTTTGAGTGAGGTATCTCATCAATTTTTGCGTAGATCGTCTGAACTGGCACACGAAGGAATTGTGCAGCCTCCTCCACATTAAGATATTTGGGAGGGAACATTAAGTCCAATAGTTCTTCATCGGACTTTAATCTCTCAGCAAGATACTGAGCCTGTCTTTTAGCCAGTTTATCGATCTCGTAGTCAGTCATTGCTCAGGATTTTCTGCTGTTCTAATCGTTTACCTGATTTTTCTAATATCGTCCTCTGGCTTCACAACTTTAATGGTGATTGTGAAGGTGTCGCGGTTTACACAACACGCGTATGTCATACCATCCTCTCGTGGGTACATATTTTTTGTGTATGTCACAAGACTTTTCGCTGACATACACGCTTTGTAATCAGGGAGCGTAACTTCCATTGTTCCGCCCACCCCCATCGAACGAATGTCATTTGTCGTTATTTTATCCGCCTTCATTGTTAATTTTGTTTAATTATACTGCAAAAACAAGCCTATATATCGCTTATTTATTTATATTTGCAGTCCTACAACTTTATTTAACTCAGTTATATTTATTTATTTTACTAAAAACACTTGCAAATATAAACATATCTATTTAATACCGCACAAATCTGTGTGTATATTTAACAATGCTTAACATATAGGTTTGATATTAAACACAGCTCTACTATGCAAAAATCTACCAATACAAGAATTGATACACTGCTGGATATTCTAAATATCAGTCAGTTAGAGTTCGCAAGGCAGTTAGGTGTCACAAGCGGAGCGATAGGTAACTGGAAGAGACGTGACTTAGGGATAAATGTAATCAACAAAATAGTTGCAGCATATCCACAGGTTAACATAAACTGGTTAACAAAAGGTGAAGGTGATGTATTAAAGCCGATACAAGAGCTTACAAAACCAAAATCACATAAGAACGACCGAAAAGAAACAAAACCTCGTCTACCTATACTTGCCGCTGCGGGCAGCCTGTCTGAATATATCTCAGGCGTAAAGTTGCAAGACTGTGAACAAGTGCCTATAGTATCACGCTTCCCATCTTACGACTTTACTATGTATATAAAAGGTGACAGTATGGAGCCGAAGTTTGAAGGCGGTGATGAGATAGCCTGTAAGAGGGTGTACGATGTGATCGAGTGGGGAAAGACATACGTCCTCGACACAAACGATGGTGCTGTGATAAAACGGATATATGATGATGGCGACAATATCCGCTGCGTGTCCTATAATAAAGAATATCCCGATTTTACAGTCAGAAAAGATTGTATAAACGGTATCTTTCGTGTCGTTGGACTAATAAGAATATAAGGATGATTTTTTCTACCTACATTCTACCTTAAACTAAAAAATATGAGTTAACTATCAGATAATCAATAATGTAGCTTAATCCCAACGGAATCACATGATTGGGTACTACAATAAGTACCCTTTTTTGTTGAAAATCAACAACTTAGATAGGTTTGAAAACTGTTTCGGAATTAAGACTGGTAGAATAAAAATGGCTGATTTTAGTGGTTATTTTCGGTTATTTTCGGTTATTTTTGAAAAAATATTCTACCGCGCTTCTACCGATGTATTCTACCATTTTCAAGTAAAATAAGTACCAAAATTCTACCAAAAACAAAAATCTTCATAAAAATCCATAAATCCAAGAGTTAAAACCTAAAACCCCAAAAATATGAAATACCCTACAACAAGGTTTGTCTTCGACCGAAAGAAGACTGCAACAAAGAATAAAGATGCCCTTATTCAAGTAGAAATCCTGTTCGGAAACAAAAAGAAATATATTTCCACTGGCGTAAGGGTGTACAAGGAGCAGTGGAGCGACAAAAACCACATTATCAAGAGAAATGATATGCTCTCTCTGAATGACAGAATTGAAAGCGTAAAGAAAAACATTGATGGCTACATAAATGGTCTAATAGAAAATTCTACCGCTTTCGAGTGGGTAGAATTTCAGCGGTTTATTGCCCTCCAGAACAATAAAAGAGAAGAAGAAACATTTCTGGAGTATATGGAGCGCAGAATTGAAGAAAGAAAAGATATATCCATTGGAACAAAACGCAACCACGTTAAAGTACTTAACATTCTAAAACTCTATAACGGCATCGTAACCTTCAAAGAACTAACAAAGCAGAATATCCTCTCGTTTTACGAATGGTTACAAAAAAGAAAAGTAACAAAGATAGCATCCGATGGTACGCAGATAAAACAACCGATGGCACAGCAAACTATATCAAGTTATATTAAGTGCCTGAATGTCTATATTCACGATGCTCTCTCTCATGAGATAATCAGCAACAACCCAACCGTCAATCTGAAAATAAAGCGCGGAGAAAGCGAACCAGACAGATGGCTATCAGAAGAAGATGTCGCCAAAATAATCAACAAACCAATGCCCACAGGCAGCCTCCAAAGGGTGAAGGACAGATTTTTAATACAAGTCTACACTGGCTTGTCATTCGTTGACCTAATGGATCTTAACATAAGTAAGATAGAAACAACCAGCACTGGCTCAGTTATCGTTGGGAATAGGATAAAAACAAAAGAGCCTTACGTTATCGCAGTCCTGCCTGAGATAGAAGAAATACTAAAGAAATACGATTATAAGCTGCCGCCAATCAGTAATGAACAGTATAATATCCGTCTAAAAGTGATGGCTGAGATATGCGGTATCAAGAAAAGACTCGCATCTCATTGGGCGCGTCGTACCTTTGCTTGTCTAATGATTAACAGAGGTGTAAGGGCAGAAACCCTTGCTCAAATAATGGGACACTCGGACACCAGGACAACACTGGAGTTCTATGCGAAGATGAAAAAAGAAACCGTTGTATCTGAAATGACTACTGCGATGAAGAAGAAAGTCCGCAAGAAGAAAGTGCGCAAATAATCAACGTATTGCTTTTTGTACAATCTCCATTGTCCTGTCAATCTCAAACGTACATACACCAACGGTCTTATACTTACGCAAAAACCACATCTCACGGTCTGTTTTGGAATGACATGGCATACCTATGGTTTCTTTGTTGTTTAACAATAGGACTACCAGTTTCTCCGATGGAATAAACACATCGGCAAACTTCCACTTACCTTCAATCTCAATAGGATATTTTACATAGAACTTGATATTGGAGTCTTTCAGGTGCTGACACATCACACGAAAAGGCTTTATAATATGACTGAGTATGGTTTCGCGGTATTCGTAAATCCACCCGGGAAACGTCTTTTGAAGCGAGAAAAGGTCGATTTCATCGGCGAACTCAACAAAAAAGGCTTCTCTTTCAGTTATTCTTCTCCTAAAGTGATACAGTTTTCTTTTATCCTGCTCTTTCTCTCTCACGCGCACACGCTCGCAGAAGATATTATCTTTCTTGTTGTTATAATAATTAAGCTCTTTCATTGACTTTTATTATTACGTTCTTTTTTAGGTTCAATCAATTACCATGATGTGAGAGATTGATATTTCTCCCCGTGTAAGAGTAGACGTTTGAAAAACGCAAATACGCAAACTTGTATCGCAGAGAGAAAACAACATTAGAGTAAAGTTCTTCAAAAACCTTCTTCGTAAGAGAACAGAAATCATCTGCTTCAATGTTCAGGGTGAGCTCTCGTGTTTTTTTTGAAAGAAGTCCCTTTTTTATTGCTGACTTAACCGTTTTTACAGCCTTACCATGTTTACGCGCAATTAACTGCTGAATACGAATATTTGAAAGACCTGTAAACTTGTCACAGAAATCTTTTTGTAGCATACGACTTTCCCTCCGTTTTGCTGAACGCAATTCTGCAACACAGCTGGGAGAGGTCGCTCTTTTGTGCGTATCTTTGCAATCATTCTGCATCTTCACTTGGTTCACAACAATCATAGTCTCAATTATTGCGCGAACATCGGTAAGTGTAAGACGGTTTTTCTTATTGTTTTTCTTTGCTTCTATAAACCATTCCCGTTTTAAGATGGCGGAAAAGAACTTATTTTCGTGAAGCTTGCAGGCGATAAGACTATCCCCATCATAGCGCAGGAAACCGTATTGTAAACCATCTTTAAGGACTTTGCGCAGTTTGTCCGATCCTATCGCAAACAACTCTTTAAGTCTTCTCTGTGTCGGGTTGGTTATCAAGGAATTTATGCGCTCCTGTTTGATGAGTATGGCGAAAGCGAGGGCATCAATCATGTCCTTATTTCCTGCCACCATCCGCAAGACTTCTGTTCCTACTCTCAGTTTGCGCATAATAAAAAAATAACCCCGCGACCAGAGACTGATGATCGTGGGGTATTTGTTGTTTATATAGATAGAGGTGTTAACCTCCGAACAACCGTAAATCTTTTGCAATTCAGTCTCATATCGCAGTGCAAAAATAGCATCAATTATTTTTACACGCAAGTAATTAACCCAAATTAACTAAAAATAGAATTACTGCAAATAACCACAAATAACCACAATAATAACTGTTAACTAAAATCGCTTGTATGATAGGGGTTTATGGTTTTGATAAATATTACAATAAATGTTAAAATTGTAAATAACCACAAATAACTACAAATAACCGTAAAAATAAACGTTAATACGAAATTATGTTACACTAACAATAAAATAATCATTGTAAATTTGCAGAAGAAAGGTCTGTTGGTGGAACTCCAGATATAATAGAAATATAACGAGAGCATTAGGTAAGGGTGACGAGTTCCACAAGAGCATCCGAGCCTTTTGCTCTTAGTTTTTTTAATATGAGAATAAGACAAACAGAGTATTATACCATCCAACTTGAACAGGATGAAAAGAAATACCGCATAGAGATTGTAGATGCGTCCTTCTGGGATCTTGTCGACTTACTAAAACAAACAGTTTCGGCATGTGGGCATAGTGAAGACAAAACAAATATCTTAATCGAATATGTTTCAGGTGAGTGTACGCCTGTAACTAATGGTGACTGCAAGGTGGATATTGATGAGTTGCATCACAGGTTGTTATTATCTTTAAGACAAGTGTAAACATGAAAAAGATAATCAACCATATCGTCACCAACCTACTGGCAGACCTGTCCCCGATAAGGGATATGTACCTTGAAGACGGAGAGACCTGTCACTTCTGCGCAGGCATAAGAAGCGATTATTTTACAGAGGTCTATATCGGGATTGACAAGATGGTATTTGTTAAAACCTACGGCCCTGCGGATCGCGAGCACTACCTGTTGGATAAAGAAGTAGAGCGTGTACTTAAAGAGCGCATCGACTTCAAAAAAATCCAACGTGAGGCAGAGGCAGTAAAGATGCGTGCTAAAATACTTGAAAGGAATGATCCTGTATTGTTCAACTATATCAAAGAAATATTATGAGAGAAAGCGGATATTATGCTCCAGGCACGGAGTTCGACCCACACGCGCCCTGGAACGAGAAGGAGATAGAGCCGGTGACTGAGCGTATAGAGTATTCTATCGCCCTGCGTAAGGTGGCAGATGTTGAGACCACCAACTACGAGCCCGGCATCGTGGAGCAGGACGAGGACGGCTACATGGTGCGCGACGATGATGATTTCTCCGCCACCGACTGGGCCGAAGAATTTCGTGGGCAATACAAGACACCCATGCAGCTGATAGAGATACTGCAAGACACAGCCAAACTTCTCAAAGAGGGAATTGTGCCTAATAAGAGCAAGTCCTACTGGCAGAACGTACTTGAGCAGTGCAAGGGCTGGGAGGCCGACACTGATAACGAATACGCGGAGGAGGCACGATGAAACACCTCATCATTATCATCCTCTTCACCCTGCCCCTCACCATGACCGCCCAGACAAAAGACGAGGTGCTGGCGGAACTAAAAAGACAGGGGGTGCCGCACGCTGGGATAGTGCTTGCTCAGGTACGGCTGGAGACTGGTAACTTCAAGTCTGCCTTATGCCGCAAGCATCACAACCTCTTCGGCATAAAGCGCGGCAGAAGTTATGCTCACTACACCACATGGCAGCAGTCGGTGGCGGACTACAAGAGGCGAATATCCTCCCGCTACAAGGGCGGTGACTACTACGCTTTTCTCAGAAAGATAGGATATGCCGAGGCAAAGGACTATATTCAGAAACTAAAGCGGTTTTAGATGGGAACGCGCCACATCTGCTATAGTTGTCACCTTGTAAGGTGCTGCGGGGGATGCTGCCATACTTGCAAGCATCCATGCGGTATGATGCACGACTGCGCGATACACGACAACAGTATGAGCGAACTGGAAGGCTGGGAGTGGTTTTACAACGTGACGCGTGTCATCAGCGCGGAAAAGGTTTTAGAGTTAGACAAGACTGCCATCCCGCTGAGATTGCAACGGTGGGCAAAGCAACTGAAAAGCGTACAACTAAAATTATTTTAATAAAAATAAAGTCAACGACCTATGAGAATAAGACTCTACCGAAAAGCGTGGTGCGAGGGCGGTTTTTTCTATGCCCGAAAAGAAACGTGCTCATGTAGTGGTGGCGGTTGTAAAAAGCCGCACACGGAAGGCTTTTCTATAAGCGTAGGACGGACAGTGTTACGCCTGTCTTTTAATAAACCTAAATGGTGCAAAGCACCATTCTAAAAATTATAAACTTAAAACCTATGACAGACTATAAAATCACAGTACGACGCTGCCATGAATTAGGCGGGATAATGGTTAAGGTAGGAAAAGAGGATATGTACAACAGTATTTGTTTTGAAAGCGTTGCCGACCTTGACCACTTTATCTATCAGTTAAAGCAGGCTTCATTTGAGTATCAGGTGGGGCTGGCACACACTAAAGAAATCGAACCTCTGGAGGGGGTTGAGTTATGAACGGAAACGACACCGAATGGTGGGATTGGGGGTAATATGAACCACGATATGAAAGCATACAATGAACTTGTAGGTAAGATAAAGCAGGCTTACTTGAACGCACAAACTAACAGCACAAAGGCTGTGCTGGAAGATATTCTGCCCGAACTCAAAGAGAGTGCGGATGATAAGATAAGAAAAGGTATAAAAAGTGTTTTAAAACACTATAAAGAAAGTGGAGAAGTTGTTTGTCCTTACCCATTTGTTTCAATAGATGATGCGCTTGCTTGGCTTGAAAAGCAAGGTGAATCTGATGAAACAAAGGCAAAGATGTTTCTTATGAATAAAGGTTATCCGATTGACGCAAATGGTACATTTCCAACATACGATGAGATATATTTCTAATGGAAGAATAAAGTTATGAAACAATACATAGACAAAAATGCTTTAGTGGCAGAGATTAGAAAACGCTTACTGCCAGTAATTAGAGATAAGCATTATGATGAATGGGAAGAAGGACAAGATAGCGAATGTATAGCAATACTTAACATCATTGACACCCTTGAGGTGAAAGAGGTGGATTTGAACAAGGAAATATCTCAGTTTATAGACACTAATTTTGAAAAAGCAACAATAGGTCACAAACTAAGTTTAAAACGTACTGCAAAACATTTCTATGAACTTGGGTTAAAAACGCAGAAAGGAGAATAAGACATGAAATGGAAAAACAATGGAGGAATAAACTATGAGTTGGATAAGTGAAAGTAATAGATGGAAGCATTTTCTATATGCTATACCATGTGGATTAGTGTTTACAATACTGTTTGTCTTAGGACTTGCAGCAGGCATGGAATTTAAGGACGTATGTTATGGGAATCACTGGGACAATCTTGATTTCCTCGCCACCGTTTTAGGTGGGCTTGTGGGGCAGGCTATTCAGATTGGAATTTTATTGATAATACTATGAGCATAATTGACGACAAGTCGAAGGGGTGCCGCAAATGGATAAAAGACCCTGTGCATCTTAACGAAATAGAGGATGCTTATCACGCTGGCATGACCGACATACTCGAAGAACTTGCCGACCGCATCGAAAAGGCGGAAATCGTGAATACAAAGCAGGTGCTGGAGTGGATCGAAGAACAAACAAAGGAATAAGGTTATGATACAATTAAATTTAGACTGGCACGAAGCTTTGTGGTACCTGCAAGGTGCCATGAGCGGCAGTCACCTCAGATGGAGCGTTTACAAGGATATGGTCAACAAGGTCTGGCCGCAATGCTCAGAGGGTGAGCGGAAGAACATCTTCACCATCATGCGGCGCGAACTCGGCTACTGGTGGAGACCAGACGGATGGAGAGCAGAACAGGACACCGACAAAGAAGGTGCGTGGAAAAGCGAAAGCGACATATTCGACAAGACACCGTGGATGTACTTCCGTCAGGTGCTGGCGAGATATAACCCCGACTGCCAGTTTGCCGTTACTCTGCCAGTGAAGACCAGTGCGGAGTTAGACAACATGCTAAAACTCACGCCTCCTGCCACCATCATCAGCGTACCAAGAACACCACGCACGGCAAAGGCATACGACGAGTGGAAGAGCGACACGGCCACAATCACCGTCCGCGCATACAAGTGGCAGGGTGAGTATTACATAGACTGGACTCGCCGATGTGCAGAGGATAGGATTGTAAAAGTGGAAAAGTTATTTAATAGTATTTAATAGTTTGTAGTTTGGTAAATTGAAAAGACAGCCGTACAGCGGTGCGGCACAGTTGACATTTTTGCAAGTGAACTGAAAGTTTGTAAAATGTTACTTTTTATCTTGTTTTTAAGCCCGTGAGGGTGACTGACATAAGTTTATATTTTGTGCATATACGTTATTTAATTCAAAATTAGATTTTTTCTGACCTGCCTGTGAAGGTCGGTCAGGCTTTAAAAAGGCTATTTTTTGGTTTTATGTTTTTATGATTTTTCCGCCCGCGAGGGTTTTTCTTACACCTACCATTAGGTATTAAACAAAGTTGAATTAAGGTCACAGCGGTGGCTGACATATATCGTAATTTATTGTAATCATTTTGATAATTTCTCACTGCCTCCTGTGAAGGCCGCAGTGTTTTATCGGTCAGAAAAGCGGCAATACAACGGAGCAAGGCCGCAAGGGAAGAAATACGTATCAGGGCGCATAGCTACAAGTCTCGTTTACTCTGGTATGCCTCGCATTACCCTCCTAAGATGAGCAGCGTGTTCGACTCACGCCTGACCGACTTAAAACATAATACAAATGATTGACATTGACAAGATTTACAACGAGGACTGCCTCGAAGGGATGAAGCGCATCGCTGACGGAGCGGTGGACTGCATCATCACCGATTTGCCGTATGGCGTGCTCAACGAGCAGAGCGAGGGCGGTTCGTGGGACAGCATCATCCCGCTGGAGCCGATGTGGGAGCAGTTCAAGCGAGTGACCAAGCCCAATGCGGCCATCGTGCTGTTCTGCCAAGGCATGTTCACGGCAAAGCTGATGATGTCGCAGCCGAAGATGTGGCGATATAATCTGATATGGGATAAAGACCGAAAGAGCGGATTCCTTAATGCAAACAGGATGCCGTTACGTCGCCACGAGGACATCGCCGTGTTCTATCAAGAACTTCCGACGTACAATCCGCAAATGGAGAAAGTTGCACCACATCGCCGTAATCATACGAGGGGCGATATGAAAGGGCAGTTGAAGAATCGTTGCTATGGTGGTTTTGTTGCAACACCGACAATTATCAGTGACGAGAAATATCCGACCAGCATCATCTACATTCAGCGAGAGCACGATGTAAAGCAGTTCTTTCACCCCACCCAGAAGCCCGTTGACCTCTTGCGCTACCTTATCCTGACCTACTCGAACGAGGGCGACACCATCCTCGACGCAACGATTGGCAGCGGCACGACGGCTGTGGCGGCACTGATGGAGAAGCGCCACTTCATAGGCTTCGAGACCAACAAGGAGTATTTCGACATCGCGCAGGGCCGCATCGACCAAGTGCTGCGCAATCCGACGCTCTTCTAATCCGCTCAATCTCCGTCATCCGTGGTCGAAAAGAATAATCCGTGGTCAGCCATCACCCCTCAGACATCAGCCGTCTGAAAAAGTCTGTCCCATTCCTGTCAGCGCGATGTATTAACTTCGTAGCAGCACGAAACAATGTCCGCAAGGACTCAGGCAAAAGCAGTACCTTAGCAGACGAAAACGGAAAAGCCCCCGAAACGGAGAAGTATACT